TTATTGTACTGTATTGTACATATTTTATTTTTAACTGTAGTATATAGGTATTATATTGTACTTAATTTGTATCTTATTGTACTATATTATTCATTAATTTAAGTAAAGCTACGTTAAAGATTAAGTAATTTAACCTTAAGCTCAACTTAAACATTTTATATTCTAAACCTAACCTTTATTAAACCTAACAATACTTAAAGTTAAGTTTATGTTTAACCTAATATTTGACAACATTAAAGTTATATGATACTTTAACTTTAATAATATTAAATCATTATGTAGCTTTACATTAAAGAAGGAGTGATTTAACTTGAATAATAAGGAAAAATTTATAGACGTTGATTATACAGATGAGAATATAAAGATAATTACAGATGAACTTGATAAAAGTAAAGTATATTATACAACTGGTCAAGTAGCTAAAATGCTTAATTTAAGTGATTCTAAGCTTAGATATTGGACTAATTTCTTTGCTTTAGATAGCAATGGTAATGATATGATAAAGGTAGAATATACAAACAAAAACAGATCATATACATCTGATAACATTGAAAAACTTAAGTATATGAAAAAATTAATTGAAAAAGATGGTATGACATTACAACAAGCTAAAGACTATACAACTGTCAATGGGTTTAATGCTAATACTAAAGAATTACAAACAGATAATCCATTAGCTCTACAAGCTTTTATATCAGGCTTAACTCAAGAAATGGAAAATAAATTAGCTAACTTTGAAAATAGAGTAGTAGAAAAAGTTTTACTAGCTATGGAAGAAAAGAATAATGAATTAATTTTACAGCAAAAAGAAGTAAATCAAATACTTAAACAAGAAATAGCTATAACTGTAGATCAAGCACTCACTGATAATATAAAAGGAAAACTTGAAGATTTATCTCAATCTGTAGAAAATAGAATACAAGAGTCTTCAAAAGAACAATCACAAAAATTAGATGAGATTTTATCTATACAGCGTGAAGATTCAAAACGTGAAATAGAGTTATGTGATAATTTAAAAAGATTAATGGAAGAACGTAAAGAAGAAAGTACTAATAAAAAATCTTGGTTTAAAAAAATATTTAAGTAACTTTATCATAATTAGTTAATAAATTTCATATTAATAAATAGAGTGGAAAAGTGTTCATTTTTTTTCGTAAGATACTATAACTCGACTCTAATAACAATATAATGATACTATATAACAATATATACTAAACTGTATACTACTTTTGTCAAAACCAGTTATATCAATGGGTACAGAGGACAAATTATCATTCATATACATTAGTTTATCATTAAAATACATTATCTTAAGAAAAATTATCATTCATATACATTAAATTTTGATTGAAATTATCATTGAAATACATTAAGATTATCATTAAAATACATTATCTTTGGATAGAAAGTAAAAGGGAGTGAGAGAACACTGTGGAAAATGTTAATAACTCGCTAGAAGTTAGTAATACCAATGAAGAAGTTGTGGATAACTCACAAGAACAATTAACTTTTTTTAAAATAAAGCAAAGTCATGGAATAAATGAAACAAATCTTATGACTTTGCCTTTTATATCTTTAAAAAGAAAGGTTGAACCTACCATAGAAAGGGTTTGGAAGAAATCTAATGACGAGGTAGTTTCTATGAAGGTAGTTGGAGGGGAGCATGGTGTACCTCAAATTGCAGAATTAGATGTATTATTAGCCTTATTTAGAATTCATTTAAAGAATAATAAAAATGGATTTTTCAAAAATAAAGATACTAATCAATTAAAAATACCCCAAAAAATTCATTTTACATATTCAATGTTAGCTGATGAGCTAGGATATAAAACAAAAAGTGGATTTTTAAAAAAGAAACTTGAGAAAAGTGTAAAAAAATTAAATGAAACTACAATTTATAATAAATTTGCTATATTGGATGCAGAAAAGGGTGAATTTGTATCTAAGTTCAAAGGAGAAGAAAGTTGTAGAATTTTAAAAAGGTATAAGAGCTATTCTAAAGAAGATTATAAAAGAGAAAACGGAAAATTGATGAATCCTTATGAAGTAAAAGACTTTCAGTGTGTTGAAATTGACGATTTCTTTTTAAGCAATATGTGTAATAATTACTATAAGATATATGATTACGAAAAATATAAAGGGTTAAATATGGCTATTGCAAAAAAGATATTTTTAATTCTTAATACATGGTCTAAAGGGAATTCTAAATTTATAACATATCAGGTACTAGCTGATTACATCGGATTAGATTTTAAAGAAAAGAAAGAGCAATATTATGCAATTAAACAGATTAATAAAGCATTTCAGGAGTTAGTTGACGTAGGATATATAGATAGCTTTGATATATTACGTAATCAAGGGATAAATATAATATTCAACCAATTTAAACTAGATGAGGCTAATTATAAGCATTTATTTAAAAATACGAATGATATTATACCTGAGCTTAGATCTTATGGATTGGAATACGAAGAAATAGGGAAGTTAATGGAGAAAGAATCAACGGACTATGTAATAGCTGTGCTTAGAAGTTTAAGATATAGAAAAGAAGTGAAAGGCGAGAATAAAACAAATCCTAAAGAATATCTACTATCAGCTTTCGGAAGATCAAAGTGGGATGTTGGGCAATTCATGGATTAAAGATCATGTATTTAAATGATAAATATAAATTTTATAGCTAAATACTTTGAAATAACTAAAGTGGTTCATAATTATATGAATCACTTTTTTGTATATATTATCATTCAAATACACAAACTAAATAAAATTATAAAAAAGATCATGTATTTAAGTGATAATATTTAAAATATCACATCTTTTTAGAGTTCAAATACATAATCATAATTAAAAGTGTGTATATTTAATATGTTTTTTCATAAAGATCATGTATTTGAAAGATAATAATCTATAAAAATATCATTTAAATACATAAACATAAACTCTTATTAGTTAAATAGTAAGAAAATATATCAAAGTTAATGTATTTAAATTCTAAAATAACAAATAATGTATTTTTAATATACTAAATAGGGTATAGACTGCTTATTTTATAAAAACATAATGTATTTTAATGATAATTAGATATTAATAATGTATATGGCTTCTAAACTGGAAAATAATATATAATAATGAAATCAATTCTAAGATACCTCATGTCCTCTGTAAGCGTTTTTAATCAATTATGATAGTAAATAGACATTAGAGGGATAAAATGTCTTAAAATGGATTTTGATGAGATTTAAAGGCATAGTATATTTTAAACAATAATATAAAAATAAATAAAAAACTTATTTGACAAAAGAGGGATATAGTTTTAAAATTTACTTATAGCCATATATGTATAGAAAGCTTTAAAACCTATTCTAAGAGACTATAAATCTTAGAAATAAATTTACACTACTAAACAAGTAATAGTTGCTTAGAATTGATTGTAGAGCTTTACAATAGCGTGTTAATAATTTGGAAGGAGATAATTATGTCAAATAGTATCATTACAAATAGGATTTTTTATAAATTATATGATAAGGAAGATGAGAGTATACTAAACAACATAAATAAAAAGGATGGGAAAGTGATATTAATTTTAAACAGTTTATATTATTTAACTAATAGACTTGATGTTGCAAATACTACTCTAAAAAAGCTGATAGAAAGTTGTAAATATAGTGATGTGCCCAAAAATATAAATTCTTTTAAAGATATACTATATAAATTAAAAGAAATACATATAATTGATTTTCAACAGGAGATAAAAGATAAAAATACTTTTTTAGAAATAAACTGCAGCAATTTAATTGATAAAGATGATGGATATTTTAATTTCTTCAAACTTGAACAAGAAGAAATAGAATTAATAAGATCCAATACAACTAACAATCAAAATTTTATGACTCAACTGAAAGTATATTGCTATCTTAAAGCAAGAGTGAAAAAGATAGATGGTAGTAGGAATATATATGAACGATGTATGGGAGAAGCAGAGGTAACATGGAAAAGTTATGATAATATAACTAAATATACTGGAGTAAGTGCGGTAGAAAAAGCAATAACCAATTTAAAAGAGATAGGATTAATTGATTATATTAATGCTGGAAACAAAAATAATAAAATTAAACATAATAACATTTATGCTTTAACAAAAATAAGTAAAGATGTAAAAGGTGAACTTAAAGAGGGATTAAAACAATATAGGTATTGGGAAAAAAGAATAAATAATAAAATATAATAACAAGAGAACAAAAACTACTCAAACGAATAACGTAGTGTCCATTCGTGCGAGTAAGAACTTTATTTTATTTTTATTAATATATTTTATTATTATTATACCCCAAACAGGGTTAAGCTACGTATACCTGTTTTTTAAAATTTCAAGAAAACAGGGTTAAGCTGTATATACCTGTTTTATTTTAGATGGTTTTTTAAAACAATTATAAAATAAATAAAGAATAATATTGACATTATAATTTAGAAGTAATATACTAGATATTGTCAAGGGGATTTAAAATCAAATATAAAGTGACTAAGGCTAATTCTAAGAGGCTTTAATATTTGACTAGACAAATTCTATTACTTGATAATGGAATGTCTTAGAATTGGATTTGATAGCTTATAAAGGTACAGTAAAATAAATAAAGAAGAAAGAGGTATACATATGAATAATGAAATACAAATTAAAGGAAATACAAATTTTATGGGGATAGAAGTCCCAAATCTTGAAGGCGGTTTTGGAGAAAATCAGAAAGTCATATTAGCTAAGACAGTAGCAGAAGTCCATAATGAAGAATTAAGAAGAGTTAATGAAATTATTAATAGAAATAGAGATGAATTTGAAGATGGAATTGATATAATTGATTTAAAAAACTCAATCGCAAATTGCGATTCGCTTTTAGAAAATTTAGGGTATACAAAACAAAAAATATCTAATAGTAAAAATATTTATTTATTATCCGAGCAAGGCTATATGTTGTTAGTTGGTTTTATGAAAACTAAAGAAGCCAAAGAAATACGTAAGAAATTAAGAAGAGAGTACTTTTCCATGAGGAAGGTTATTAAGGATAATGAGGACTTGAAGAAAAATCTATTATTAGATGTCTATGGTGGAGGAACGAAGGCTATAGAAAGTGCAAAAAGGATAGCAAAAATAGAAATAGAAGAAAAAACTAAAGAAATAAAAGATGGGAATGATAAAGTCTTAACTTGTGGACAGGTTGTAAATCAGTTAGAAATTTCAGAACTTACAACCACTATACTTAATGAATGGTTTTGTTTGAATGGTTTTGGAACAATGATGAAGAAACAAGGTGAAAAAAAAAGATGTTTCCAACCATCAGAAAAATTTCTTCAACTTATAGCAAAAGAAGGTTATTCTATGACTGGTAAAACTCAAAAGGGAGATAAAATCAAAGTTGTATATACTGTTGGGCTAGTTAAAGAATTAATAGATAATTATTTAGATTCGATCAAGTCTTACACAGAAATACAAATAGGAAAGAAGATAGCATAAAATAATAAAATAAATAAAAAATATAAATAAAATAGTAATTTTAAATAAATATATTTACGTAAAAAAAGATATATAAATTAGAATACTGACTTTATTTTAGGTCATATGATAAATTATACCTCCGAGGTTATTACAAACAAGTATTTTAAAAATATTAACCAAGGAATGCGACCTCGGAGGATATTCAAAAATTATAAAAACTAAAAATGAGAGAGGTGAATCAAAATACAAATGGTTAAATTACATGATGGTAGAGAAGTATTTGGAATCATTTATAGAATAAAAAATAAAATAAATAATAAAGTATACATAGGACAAACTACTCAGGCAAGAGGTTTTAAAGATAGATATTGTTGTAGAGGTGAAGGAATAGAAAGAGTTAAAGAATATTATGAAACTCATCAATGGAAAAATAAGCATTTATGTAATTCATTTAATAAATATGGAATGAATAATTTTGAAGTAATAGAAGAATTAGATACAGCGAACAGTATGTCAGAATTAAATGAAAAAGAAGAAAAATATATAAATTTCTATAACAGTGTAGATCCTTCATATGGATATAATAATGCACAAGGTGGATGCAATAAAGAAAGAAACAAGGAAAGTAAAATAAGGTTTTACAAGAAGGTGGCTCATCCTATTTATTGTATAACTACAAAAGAATGTTTTTATTCTAGCGTAGAAGCTTCTGAAAGATATAATTTAGATAATAAAAAGCTCCAAGGAGGTATGAAGAGATATAAGAAATATAGTATAGAAACAAAACAAGGTAGCGTACTTTGTTTTAGATATTTATTTGGACAGACAGAATGTAAGAGTAGAAAACCGATTATAGAAATAAACAGTATGAAAATTTTTTATAGTCTAAAAGAAGCAACTCTTTATTATGGATTACATAAAAGTACGATAACTAGACAATTACAAGGCAATTTAAAGAAAAGATTAATACATAACAATAAACAATTAATTTTTATCTATGCTAAAGATTTTTTTAATAAGCAAAATCCAACATATGATAAAAATGTTAAAACTGAAAATAATGTAGCATAAGAGAGGTAAGAAATGAAAGCAGAAAATACATATATATTAAATTTAGAAGCAGCATACATATATAAAGCACAATTAGAAAATGAAGTAATTGGATATAATACGAATCAGAAAAAAATAGATAAGGATGGTAAGGAAACAAAAGAACCTTTATTTACAAAAGATATTTTATATTCAGCAACAATACCATACAGTTTAGAAACTATAAGAGCTTATGAAAAATATCCTGATGAATGGAGAAGAGAAGATGAGAAATATTATACCGATTTATTTGTAAATGTTAATTTTACCAAACACTATAAAATAAAGAATGAAAAATATAAAGAGGAATCAGATATACCAGAAGAAAAACATAAATACATAAAAGTATTAGATGTGAAGAAAATTAGACATAGATTATATACAGAGGGATTTAAAATAAATGGTATAAAATATTGTATGTTTAAAAGAGGGGGCAGTAAGGCGAGAACAGCTAGTGCTATCTTTGTAAAAGAAGAAATGTTTAAAACATTATATAATAAATGTTTATTAGGGTTAGAATTTCCAGTGGATGATTACTGTGATTTAACTTCAAAGAATGCTTATATATCATTAATAATGTCTGGAATTATAGGAACTATTGATATAAAAAGAGAAGAAATACTTATCATTGATGATGTAATGGGAAAAAAAATGAAAGTTAAAGCATCCGTTACGGAAAGAAATGAAGATAATGAGATTGTGGTTAATGAATACGAAGATTATCCAGTACAAAACAATATGACAGATGGACAAGGGTTATTGGACGAATCAGTTTTTGAGAATAATAAAATAATTAAAGGACATTCAGTAGCTTTACTTAGAAATGATTTCACAAAGTGTGCAGCTTTCAATACAAAATTACAAGAATATTATAAAGAGAATAACATAACGCAGGTTTATGATATATATAGAGGATGGGTTGATAGTAAAGATATTAAATTGGTTATCACACCTTCAAGTTGTAAATTCTTAAAATTTACTAATAAGTTTGAATCTAAAAAAGAATGTTACTTACATTGGTGGTCACATATTGATTTAATGTTTGGAGTAGTTAAAACGGATCACATTGGTAACTATGGATATGCCAATAGGTTATCTTATCAAATGATTAATTCATTAGAATTAAATTACGATGAAGTTAAACAAATAGCACAAGAAGAAATAAATTACATAAAAATGTTAAAAAATAATTGTCTAATAGATAATAAAACAATAGGACAAAAATTAAGTAAAAAACAAAGAGAGGAAGCAACTAAGTTAAAAAACGATATGACCTATTTCATGCACTATATAGGGAATAATGGTTCTGAATTATCATCTGGAGAAATAATAAGTGATTTAATATCTGTTAATAGTGACTATAGATTTACTAAAGCTTTTAAAGAATATAAAAAGAATCAAATAGATAATTATATAAGAGATGTTAGGACTGGAAAGGTAAGAATAAGTAATTCATTATATTCAATCTTATTCTCTTGCCCTTATACAATGTTAAAGCAAACTACACAGAAAGAAATGATGACAGATAGTATAAGTCATGGTTGGGAAGTTTATTGTCCTAGATTCGATAATAATAAGGAGCTATGCATGATTAGAAATCCACAAATTAATAGTGGAAATATAGCACATGTAACCAACATATATCACAATGAATATAAATGGTTTAATCTTTCGGATTTTGTAGTTGTGCTTAATACATATGATGTAGATGTAATGAATAGATTACAAGGTTGTGATTTCGATATAGATTCTGCTTTACTATCAGAACAACCTATAATAGTAGCTAAAGCTAAGGAATGTATGGACAAGTATCACACACCCATTAATGCTATCAAAGGTAAAATAGATCTCAAAAGAGATACGTTAGAAGAGTTAGCTGAATTAGATAATTATTTAGGACAATCTACTAGAACAATAGGACAAATAGTTAATAAAAGCGCTATATGTAATGCTTATATGTGGCATTACATTGCCAATAGTGGGGACAAAGAATTAATTCAAAAATTATATGATGCTAGTTCAATGTTATCTTCATTTTCTCAAATAGCAATAGATATGGCTAAAAAATCCTTCATGGATAACAATGGAAAAAGAATGTCTTTATTAATGGAAATGCAGAAAATAAATAAATGGGAAGTTAAAGGTAACAATATATTATATTTTAATGAAGAGATTTTAAAAGATGAAAATGGTAAGAAAACTTCTATTAAAAAAATGATAGTTCCTAAATTTTTTGGAGAAATAGCTAATAATCAATTTAGGATATTAAAACATTTAGATTGCGGAATGGATTATTTACAAGATGTAATGGATAATGAGTTAGGGAAAACGCTACCAACAAAATTAATTGAAATGAAATCTTTATTAGAACCATATTCATCACTAAATGGAATAAAAAACACAAGACATATAGAAGAAGTATTACAGATTATAATTAAATGTAATAGGACTGTAAATTGGTGTAAAACAATTAATTGCAAAGAAAGGTATGGAGATAAAGCAAGACATACTATAAGTAAGAATGCAAAAAAGAAAGCTATAGAAAATATTAAAAAGTTAAAGTTGACAAATAAGACTATAATGATGATATTAAGGAAGGCTTTTGGGGTAGTTAAGGAAGATACAGAAAAAAAATTCTCAGATATGACTTCATTAACATTAACATTGTTGTATAATGTTAATTCTGAATATGTATTAAATTGTTTCAAAAGTAATAATATTTTAAATGATAAAACACTCGTATTAGACACAGATGGATCTGAGATTATATGGTGTGATGCTTATAAAATAATAAAAAAATCAGAGAAAATCTAGTAATTTCGTTTACGTTTTTAAAAAATAAATTTAAGTAATACCTCTTAAAGCTAGTTATATCAACGCTTGTAGCGTTTTATATAAGAACCCTCTAAACGATACCTTATGGTAGAGTAAATAAAAGCAATATTTTATAAAATAAATAAACAATTACTCTATCATTTCATTTTTATACCTCTCAAATTTTATTTCTCTCTTTGTGTGGGATAGTCAGAGCGTAAGGACTATCCTATCACAAAAGAGAAAGTTATTTTTTAAAGGTATAAAGTTAAACAAGTAAACCAAAAGCCTTATGGCTTAATAAAATAAATAAAAAAAGAGAGAAAAAGGAGTAGATAATTATGAATAAGAAAGAATTAATAGGAAGAATGGCAGAAAAATCAGGATCAACAAAGAAGGAAACAGAAGTAGCTTTAAAAGCATTTGTAGAAAGTGTTGAAGAAGCTTTAGAAAATGGTGAAAGAGTTCAATTAGTTGGATTTGGAACTTTCGAGACTAGAGAAAGAGCAGCTAGAGAAGGTCACAATCCATTAACAGGAGAAAAGATGCACATAGAAGCTAAAAAAGCTCCAGCATTTAAGGCTAGTAAAACATTAAAAGAAAAAGTGAATAAGTAGAATATATAAATAATAGGATTGTCTTCGGACTTTCCTATTAAAATAAGACTTTTAATCAAAATAAATGAAGAGTAGGTGGAATTAATGGCAAAAGCAAAAAATATTAGAACAACTTCTGATGAGTATAAATTAGTAGGTACTCTTAATGTAGAAGATTTAGAAAATATGGTAGTTGAATCAGAAGAAGGAGAAGTTTCTTTAACTGATATAATTAAGAATTTTGATGGAACAGAAGTTGAGTTTACATTAAAGAAAAAGATTGAACAACCATTAGCATAATGATTCAAGGTTATATCCAACCTTTTAAAAATGGAGGTTAATTCAATACGGAGATGATATTCACAAGGATGGTAGGGTTATTAGGGGTATGAGATGAGTCTTGTATCCTTTTAATATGGAAATGTAGTTCAATGGTAGAACGGATGGCTGTTAACCATTTAATCAGAGTTCAATTCTCTGCATTTTTGCCAAATTTTAATATAAAATTATATAACAAGGAGTTTTTGATGACCTTTTCCAAAGATTATGTTAATATACATAAGACGGGAGGGAAAAATTTGGAAAAATTAGAAAAAATCAAGAAGAAAACTTTGGAGAAATTAGAAAAAATCAAGAAGAAAAAATTTTATAGAATTACTAAAAAAAATTATGAGGACTATAAAGAAGAAATTGAAGATTATGATATCGATAATTTAAATTTTATGAGAATTGAGCTACAATCAAAGATCTACCCTGTAGATAGCACTATGGTATATATTTCTCTTTCTTTAGCATTTGCTTCATTTTTATTTAATAGTACAGTTATAAATACTATGTTTAATTTACTATCTAATGGAGATTATACACTTGTAAATGGTGTAAAAATTTTAATAGGTTTAATAATTATTTCACTTTCTTATAATTTTTATAAAAGTATAAGAAATAGAGTATATAAGGCAAAAATAGAAATTATAAAATTAAGATTAGAAGTATTAAAACAAAAAGAAGCTAAAGAAGCTAAAGAAGAAAAAACCAAAACAAAAACAAAAACCAAAACGAAAAGTAAAAAAAAGAAATAGAACATTAAATTAAAAAAAATAAAACAAATATATGAATTATAAAGCACTCATAATTAAGTGAGTGCTTTTTATTTATATAAACTATATAGCGACCTTTTCGTATTCGTCTATTTTCACAAATAACATTATAACATAAAAAAGACAAGAGAGGAAGATAAAAGTGGGAGAAAAAAGAAATGAAAAACATAAATTTTGGGACTATATGTGTCCAAGTTGTGGGAAGAAATTTTTGACAAGCGAATTAGAAGATATGGGTTATATAGACCATATTAAGTTAGGTGTGGTTTATAATTGTCCTAATTGTGAATATTCACATTACGAATCAAAATAAAAATATTGGAGTGTATATTATGCAAGTAGTAAGAAATTATAATGATGCAAACATACTTTTAAGTAGAGGACACAAGTTATTAAAAATAGATAGAGATAAAAATAATAGAAAATATTTAATATTTCTTTTTAAAAGAACGAATGGATTGATGGAAGATTTAAAAGAAATAACAAAATAAATAAATTATAAATGTGATGAAAGGATTGATGAAATAAAATGAGAAAAGTATTTTTAGAAGATTTGCCTAAAAGAGGGAATCGTATTGATTGGAAGAAATCAGTAGGATGTAACGTGCCTTTTATATATGATGATATAGAGGGGGAAGCTTATATAGCGTCTAAAGAAAATAATTATTTAACAATTAAATATAACGGCAAACAATATGAAATATCTACAGATGGATTTAAAAAATGTGAATTTGGAAAAATTGTAGGGAAAATTAATGGCGAATATAGAATTGAAATAGATACTCTTTTAAAAAATGAAAAACAAGATTTTTTAATTATAGATAGATCAAGAAGAAAAGATAATCAAAATATAAAAAGAAGGTATTATAAATATCATTGTAATAAATGTGGAAATGAAGATTGGATAATAGAAGATGGCTTATTAAAAAAGCATGGATGCAATGTTTGTAATAGTTTTAAAAAGAAGATTAAGTTAGGTATTAATACCATATGGGATACTGATAGATGGATGTGCGATTTAGGAATTAGTGAAGAGGATGCTAAGAAATATAGTAGTAGAAGTGGACAAAAAACAACTGTTATCTGTCCTATTTGTAATAACAAAAGAAAAGTTGTTATAAAGAAGATTTATGAAAGAAAATCAATAGGGTGTAGTTGTAGGAATAGTAAGAGTTATCCAGAAAAATTTATATTTAATATGTTAAGACAATTAAATATAAGTTTCAAAACAGAATATTCACCTAAATGGGCAGAAAATAAGAGGTATGATTTCTATATTAAAGATTTAAATTGTATCATAGAAACTCATGGTAGACAGCATTATGAAGATCATACTTTTGAACATCTTGGAGGTAGAACTTTAAAACAAGAACAGCAAAATGATAAATATAAAAGAGAAAGTGCATTAAAAAATGGGATTAAACACTATATAGAATTAGATTGTAGAGAAAGTAACTTAGAATATATAAAAAATAGTATTTTAAAATTAAAACTGTCTAAGTTATTCGATTTATTAAAAGTGGACTGGCTCAAATGTGCAGAGTTTGCTATTGAGAATACAACAAAACAAATATGTGACTATTGGAATAGCAAAAAAGAAAATGAGACCGTAGAGAATATCAGTAATAAAACTATGATAGCAAGGAGTACAATAGTTAGACATTTAAAAATTGGAGCAAGTATGGGGTTATGCATATATGATCCAGCACTTGAAAGTAGAAAGACAATAGTAAAAAATCATAAAAAGCATGAAAAGAAAGTTTATGTTTTTAAGGATGATGATTTATTAGGATGTTTTAAATCTAATAAAGAATTAGCAAACAAAAGTGAGGAGATTTTTGGAGAAAAGTTTGATACAGCAGGCATATCTGGAGTTTGTACAGGTAGGCTGAAGAGTTATAAAGGTTTTATATTTAGTCATGAAAATAATTAGTATAAAAATAAATAAAGAATAAAAAGGGAGAGTAATTAAATTGGAAGATTTATTAAAAAGGAGAGTTAATGAATCAGATTTTGAATATAAAGTAAGATTATGTACTTTAAAATTAGATAAAGAAATTAGAGTTTCATGGGAGGAACTTGTTAATATATTGGGTGTTAATTGTTCACCAGATCATTTAAGAAAACTTAGTTATGCTTATAAAGAGTTTTCAAATCATGTAGGCAAGAATGTAAGGTTTGCCAAAGATGAAATAGTAAATGAAGTTAAAAATAGTGAAAAATTAATTAGAGATGAGAAAAAAGAACTAGAAAACATTATAAAAGAAAAAGAGAAATATGAAAAAGAACTTCAAAAATTAGAAGCTAAAGAAGAAAAGACTATGAAAGTAGTTGAAACTGGTGAATACTATACCATTTATTCTTCTGATAGACAATTAAAGGTTAAAAAAGATACTGTTAAAAGAATAAAAGAAATTTATTGTGGTCAAGGAATAGGGGTATCTCAGGTTTGTAGGACTTTAAATATTCCTAGAAGAGATTTTATGCTAATCAAATATGCTTTTAATATAGTTCATGATGATGTGCCTTTTCTTGATTCAGAATTAGAAGAAGGAAATATCGATAATTTAGTAAATAAAACTTTAGAACAAAAGAAAAATGAATATTTCATCAAACTTCAAGAGAAAGAAATTTCTGAAATGAAGAAAGAATTAAATATATATAGAGATAAAGATTATCTATACAACAAAGCAATGGAGAAAATTAATAAAATTGAAATTTACCCTAGCAATTATAATATAGAAATTAAACCTTATAAAAATAAAAGGGTTGCCTTATTAGATTTGGCTGATTTACATATAGGAATTAAATGTGATAACTATTTTAATACATATGATGTTGCAGAAGCATATAGTAGAGCAGAAGAATTAACTAAAGAAGTTATCGAAACTGCTGCCGAATTAGGTATCACAGAAATACATGTCTCAAACTTAGGGGATATTATATCTGGTATTATACATGACTCGATAATCAAAGAAAGTGAAATACTTATTGATGACCAAGTTGCAGTAGCAGTTGAAATTATAGGTAAAATGCTTATTGAATTTTCTCAAGTATTTGATAAAGTAATCTATTCAGATTTAGTGGGGAATCATGGAAGAGTATATAAAAATAAAGATGCATCTACAGAGAAAGAAAATTTTGAAAGATTTGTTTCATTAGGTTTAGGATGGATGTTCAAAGATAGATCTGAATACAGCAATGTATTTTTTGAAAAGAATTTATTAGACAATGGCGTAATAATGAAAGAAATAGAAGGTGTTAAGATTTATGAGACTCATGGACATTTAGATAAATTTAATAAAATGGCTAGTGATTTAGGTATGATGTTTGGTAGGTCTGATGAAATACATACAGCACATTATCATCATAATAAAATGGAGGAGTTCCATTGTTGTGAAGTATTTATGTCAAGATCCTTTGCAGGAACAGATACTTATTCAAAAGACATTAGAAAAACTTCTACACCTGGACAAAGATTATATATTTACTCAAATGGACAAAGAGAATATATAAAAGATATTGAATTTTAGGAGAGATAGAATATGAATATAGATTTAAAAAATGAGATACTAGAAAATGAAGATATAAGTGTAATTGGAAACGAACCGTTTATCAAACAATTATTTTTTGATGTATGCAATGAGAGAGAATTTATAGTTTCAACAAATGTTGAATTTACTGATGAATTCTTATGCTTAACTAGACTAGGTGATTGCATTAATGTTGAGAAAATAAAAGATGAAAATGAAGATTATATTTGGCACGATACAGAAATGTTATGGATAGATGATGAAGTGTTACAAGATGCTATGTCAAAAGTGCAAGAAGATAGATTTTTAGTAGATAAAGATTTAATTTGGTTATATTAAAATAGCAGCCTTAATAAAATAAATAAAAAAGGAGTCTAGCAATAAATCTAGACTTCTTATATATTGCAATGGTGTTTTATCCTTAACACCTTTCTTATTTTGAAGTGTAAATGATGAAATGAGTGGGAGTAGCTACTCACTCTATTTGTCGTTGAAATAAGAAAGTTAAAATACGATTGGAGTGTATAGAGATACTTCAAAATAAGAAATTAAAACAAAGAAGGGATGAGATTTATGAAGAAATTTCAAAAGACAATTAATGGAGAAAAATACAAAGGAGAGAAGTTTGAAAGGTTAGACATAATTAATAAATTTAACCGTTCAGAAAAGGAATGGAATTTAATAGACCAATACCAAAATACATTTCCACAATTACTACTACAAGATGTAGAAGGATTTATTATTGATGCTAGAATATTATGGAGTGAACTAGGAGAACCCCAGGGGAAATTTGCAGATTGGGTTAAGAGAAAAATAGTAGGAATTTATAGAGAAAATAAGGATTTTGAGGTTATTCGCAAACTTGAGAAAAACTCTAAAGGTGGTAGACCAGAAGAAAATTACATATTAACATTAGAAACTGCAAAAGCATTAGCATTAAGTATAGGTACTACTAAAAATTCAAGTGAAGAAGTCAGAAATAAAGGTAGATTAGTTAGAGATTACTTTATATTAATAGAAAAGATACTTAAAGAGTATGAAGATTGGATTAAAGAGAGAAATCCTGAAAGGGCTGGATATAAAGAAATGAAGCAAGCAATATATGAGTGGTGCATTAGAAAAGGTTATGATTGCTTGAATGAAACATTTTATAGTAGAGAAGGAAATATGTTAAATGTTGTACTAACAGGTCAAAGAGCAATAGATCTTAGATTTATTAAAGGTATTATAGACAACCAAACTAGGGACAATCTTGATATTGAAGTTAATAAAGCGTTATCAGATTTACAGAATAATAATAGTATGCTTTTAGCTAATAATATGGAATTTGAAATTAGAAAACAATTCTTAGAAAATTATTGTAATATGAAATATAAAAATATTAGAGAAAATTTTAATAAAATAAATAATAAATAGCTTAAAGATAAGATACCTAATTTAGGTGTCTTTTATTGAGATTATTTGAAAATTTAAGAAAGGGGGGAGTGGTTATGGCATCACCTTTACAAAAATGTACTATGTGTGGGGAAGAGAAAAAATCCACTTCGGCAAATTTTTATAAGTCATTTAGTCCTTTATTTAAAGGAAATCATGAAAATAGAATGTGTATTTGTAAGAAATGCCTATTAGAGTATGCAGATAAACTCAAAAATACTCACAATAGTGAAAATAAAGCACTATATGAAATATGTAGATTAGTTGATATTTATTATTCTAAAACTTTATACAACCAACTTAATGAAGAAAATAATAGAAGTAGGGTAAATAATATATTTGCAACATATCTTCAAAAGGTAAATTCATTGCATCAATACAAAGAAAAAACGTTTATTGATAGTGAACCCTATGAATTAGAAATTACTTATAACGGAAATTTAGAGGATGAAGAAGTTAGTGAAGTTGATTTAATTGATTTTTGGGGTGAAGGCTATTCAGAAGATGAATATAGATTTTTAATGAAGGAATACGAGAATTTAACAACAAGGTTTGAATGTGATTCATACTCACAAGAAATGCTGTTCCAAGATATAGCTTTTCAAAGATTGGATATAAGAAAGAAAAGGCAACTTGGAAAAAGTGTAGATAAAGAACTTAAAACACTACAGGATTTACTAGGATCTGCAAATATTAAACCAGCCCAAGAAAATGCTAGTATGGCTTCGGAGCAAGTTACGTTTGGTACTTTAATTAAAAAATTTGAAAATGAAAAGCCAGTACCTCCTCCTTTACCAGAATGGATGGCTGCAAATTGGATTAAAAAATATGTATGTGTATGGTTCTTCGGTAATTTATGCGAAATGATGGGGAAGCATAATCCATTTAAAGACGAATATGACGAGGAAGTTGCTAAATATACAGTGAAACGTCCTGGGGAGGATGAAGAAGGTGAAGGGGAATAATGACTTCACATAATAATTATTCAAAAAATAAACAACAAAAAAAACATGATTTATTCAAACAAAGAAGGGTATTAAATAAAGATACTGAGAACATGACAAAATCCGAAAGATTGATGAATGGGGTAGGGCTATGGACTAGCTTTTATAGGTTGTTTCCACATATATTTGTTAAAGATTTTCTTGGTGTAGAATTAAAGGTGTTTCAACAAATATTGATATATTTTATGATGCATTTTAATTATTTTATGTATATAGCTTCAAGAGGGCAAGGTAAATCCTTCTTGACGGCAATATTCTGTTGTACTAGGGCTATATTGTTTCCAGAATCTAAGATAATATTAGCAGCTGGTACTAAATCTCAAAGTATTGAAATAATAGAAAAAATATCTGAGCTAAGAAATAATTCGCCAAATTTAGCTAGAGAAATTGATGACTTGAGAGTTGGTTCAAATGATGCAAGAGTAATATTTAAAAATGGTAGTTGGATTAGAGCGGTTGCTTCTAATCAAGGATCAAGGTCTAAAAGGGCTAACGTAATTGTATGTGATGAGTTTCGTATGATACCAAAAGATATTATTGATTCTGTTTTAAGAAAGTTTATGACAGCACCTAGACAACCTGGATACTTAAGTAAACCTGAATACAAACATATGCAAGAAAGAAACAAAGAATTATATCTTTCTTCTGCATGGTTTAAACATCACTGGTCTTGGGAAAAAGTCAATGCTTTTTTTAAATCAATGTTAGATGGGAAGTCTTATTTTTTATGCAGTTTACCTTATCAATTACCTATAAAAGAAGGATTATTAATGAGAGAACAGGTTGAAGATGAAATGTCAGAAGCAGATTTCTCTGAAATATCTTGGCTAATGGAAATGGAAGCTAAATTCTTTGGTGAATCTGAAAAAGCATTTTTTAAATTTGCTGACTTGGATAAAAATAGAGCTTTACCAAATGCATTATATCCTAAATCTTTTTATAATTTATTAAAGGATAAAAATTTTAAATATGAAGCAAAAGATAAGGAAGAAATAAGATTAGTAACTTGCGACATATCAGGTATGAGTTCGGAAAAAAACAACAATGATGCTTCTGTTTATACAATAATTAGATTAATACCTTCCAAGAATAAGAAAAGCTATAATATGTATGTTGCATATATAGAAAGCTCGGAAGGTGGACACTCATTAACACAAGCAATAGAAATAAGAAGATTATATGAAGAATTTGATTGTGATTATATAGTAATAGATACACAATCGTTTGGATTAGGCGTATATGATAACTTAGTTACTGATTTATATGATAAAGAATTAAATAAACCTTATCCAGCTTTAAGTTGTATTAATGATGAAACTATGGCTAAAAGATGCTTCGCTCAAGATGCTCCAAAAGTTATATGGAGTATAAAAGCTACTCCAAATTTAAATAGTGATATGCATATGTTTGTTAGAGATAGCTTAAAACAAGGAAAATTAAATTTCCTTATAAATGAAAATGAATGTAAAGATATTTTAATGAAATATAAAAATTATGAAGCATTACCAGTAGAAGATCAAACCAAAATGGTATCACCATATCTACAAACAAGCTTATTAATACAAGAGATGGTTAACCTTGAAAGAGTTGATACTGGTAATATGCTAATTAAACTTAAAGAACCATCAACAAAAAGAAAAGATAGATATAGTTCTTTAGGTTACGGGGTATATGTTACAAAACAATTAGAAAATAATTTAAGAAAAGAAGAAATAGATTTTGAAGATGATGATGATTATGTAATGTGGATATAGAATGGAGGTGATTATATGACCATAACAAAAGAAGGCAATCCAGGATTAGGATGTGATTATATAAATGAAGGAGTACCATTAACATTTACTTCTAATATATTTGCCGAAGGGGTTACTAATGAAGTTAGTATGGACACTATAAAACAATGGTTAGCTAGTCCTCAAAAATATAAAAAAGAATTAGAAAAATATGCTATATACCAATATATAAGTAATGGAGATATATTTCAATTATTTGATTTAATGAGGATATTACCTAAACTTAACTATAGCATTAAAACTTTAAAATTAAATAATAAGAATGATGTTTATACATTAAGTTGTAGAAGGGTAATGAAAGAAGTAAATCATAAAGAGCTTACCAGAGATATATTATCTCAAACTATATCTGCTGGAACATTATGCGGTGTATGGATAGGGAAACCTAAAAAATTTGATAAAGAATATCCATATCCAATATTATTTAATGATTTAGAATATTTCTTCCCAGCAAGAAGAAAAAGAGGGAAATGGACTATATGGTGTGATTTAGAATATTTTAAGGATATAGATTTTAACTCATATAAACAGGGTTTACTAGAAGAATTAAATCCATATATAACGGAAGAATTATTAAATGAATACAATAAAGATCCAGAACATAGATATGTTGAATTCCCTATAGAGAGAAGTATTTGTATTAGGACTCATGTTTTAAGAAGAAATCAAAGATTTGGGATACCTTGGAATACTCCCGCTATAAAGGATATTAAGCACCAAGAGAAGTTAAAAAATCTTGAAAAAGTAGCAGCTAATAAAGTCATGAACGCTGTAACTGTATTAACTATTGGGAATGATAAAAACCCTAGTGAATATGGTTGGAAAGCTATAGGTAAAACTGCTAGAAAAAATATAGCTGATGGAGTACAACAGGGGTTAAATAACAATAAAGAGGGAGACATGAGTGCTGTTGTATTACCTGAATTTTGTGATTTAGAGCAAAAAGCACCTCAAACTAATGTATTGAATCCAGATAAGTTTGAATCTATTAATTCTGATATTGGAAATGATATTGGAATAGCAAGAACTTTAACTAATGGACAAGGTGGTAATTATGCTAGTGCTAATTTAAATCTTGAAATAATATACAATAGAATCTCCGAATTATTAGAAACAGTAGAAACAGAAGTATATAATAAGCTATTTAAAATAATTTTACCTAATACTATTGGACAAGATTATTATTTAGAATATGAAAAGGGTTATCCTTTATCTACTTCTGAAAAAGCTAAAATGTTTAAAGAATTACATATGCTTGGATATTCATTAAAGCCTCTTATTGAGTTATTAGGCGAAGATTTTGATGATTATATTGAAAATTCAGTATATGAAATTGATAATATGGGTCTTAGAGATAAAATTAGACCTCCTATGTCTACATATACAATGACAGGAGAAGATGGTAATCCAGGTTTGGATGAACAATCAAATAACGATTCAACTATTACGGTTGAAGAAAATGGTGGAAATGAACAACCTAAACCTAGTGTTTAAGGTTGATTTTTTATATTAAAAAATATTAGAAAGGAGTTGACGATAGTTGGCTAAAAATAAATTTTATAAGTTTACAAATATAATTGATAACAATAAAGATTTATATGTGTACGGTGTAATTATTGGTGGCGCAGATAAATGGGATGAGTCTGATGTGACTTTTACTGATTTTAAGAATACTTTAGAACAGATGTCAAAAGGTTCAATTTTAAATATGTATATAAATTCTCCAGGCGGGGATGTATTTACTACTCAATCATCTATTGCAATGATAAGAAGGGCAAAGGATAGAGGAGTGAAAATTAATGCTTATATAGATGGTTTAGCTGCTTCATGTGGTTCTTGGCTTCCAATGATAGCTGACGAGATATTTATTTATCCTCAATCAATTATGATGATACATAAACCTCTATGTATGGTGTATGGAAATTCAGATGAGATGCAAAAAGAAATAGAGGTATTAGATAAGATTGAGAATGATGTGATTATACCTTTATATATGGAAAAGGCAAAAGACGGGATAACAGAAGACATTTTAAGAGAAAAAATGTCAAATGAATCTTGGCTTAATGCTAATGAGATTCAAGAAATATTTAATGTAACTTTATTAGAGGATGAAAGAAAGATAGCTTGCTGCGTAGATAAAGAAGTATTTAATAAGTACTCTAATGTACCAGATGAGTTGTTAAAAATAGCGAATGAGGTATCTAGTGAAGAACCAGAAGACGAAGAAAATAATAATAGTAAAGGTAATAAAACAGAAACTGATGGATTAGAAAATAAAATTTCGAGTTTAAAAGAAGAGGTCAAAATTTTATCAAATGAAAGAGATATATTAGTTGAAGAGAAAAATGAAGTTGCTATTAAGCTAAATGAAGCAAATGAAAAAATAATAGCATTGAATAAAGAAATAACTCTAATGAAGCCTTTAGTTGATGATTATAATAAACTTCAAGATGAAAAGAAAGCTAAAGAAGAAGAGAAGGCATTAGAGGATTTAATGAAAGATTATGAAAGTAAGTTTAATATGATTAATGCTTCTAAAAAGTTTAAATCAGAGGAAGTTCAAAGTTTGATTAAGGATGCTGTCAAAGATGAAAGTAAGAAAAATGATCTTAATTCAATGATAGTAGATTTAATACAAATAAATAATAATAAACTAAATAAAAAAATATCTATAGATAATAGTACTGATATGAATAATTTAATACAAATAGAAAAAAATGGTGCTACTAAATATGGGTTTAAATAATTAATAAATATTAAGGAGGAAATTATATATGGCAAGTGAAATTTTAAAAGTCTTAACAGGACAAGGGAATAAACATACAGTTGGTTCTTTAAATAATATGAGAATAAGAATGATAAATCAAGGTGCTATCGCAGAAGCGGATCTTGATAACTATATGATAGTTGAAACAGGTTTTAATGAGGAAGGGGAAAGAACTTTTAAATTACTAACTGATATTACTAAGAAAGGATATTTATTAGCTTCTCCAGAAAATGTTATGGCTGATTTAGGTGAAACAATGATTTCATTTTATAATGGAGTTGGAGAAAGAGGAAGATTAGTAATTCAAGATTTTGGTCAAAGATTTGAATGTTCTAATGTAGTCCCTTCTGATAATTCAGCTCCTATTAAAGCTGGACAATCTGTTTATTTTGATCCAAGTAAAAAAGCATTTGTAGCTGTGACTAAGGGTGAAGATGAAAAACTAGCTACTGCTGGAAATAAATATGTTGTTGTAGATGCAAAAGCAAATACTTTAGCTGGACAACAAACTATAAGATTAGAAATTTTAGAATAAATAAAAAATAAAGGAGGAATACAACAATTATGAGTAGAATACAAAAGATGTCAATAGATGATAAATTAAAAAATCTAGGTGTTAGAGTTTTTAAAAATAAAATGATAATTGAAAAAGTAGATGGAGAGGATGTTAATGTTGATGAAAAAGATTTCATGGACATTTGCGAAAAAACATGGGGGCATGGGATGCCTTCAAGAGAAAATTTAGAAAGATTTAACAAGTTAATAGTTGAAACTGCTGAAACTATAGCAGAGCCCAAAATAACTGGTATATTAAATCTACTAGCACAATATAAGAATGCAGATATAGATGCTGTGGTTATGTATGACATCCCTAAGACTACTAAGCCAAAAATATTATATGCTGCTAATGGTTCAGGTGTAGACTTAGTAAGATTAAGTGGGAATGAAACTAAAAAATTAGCACAAAGAAAGACTTTTGGTTATGGTGGATATTATGAAATAACTAGTTTTATGGGAAATCCAGAACAAGCTTTCAAGGATGCGGTAGCACAACTTGCAAATGCCAAGATTGAAAAGTTCTTTGAACTAATGTTTGAGTGCATGAAGGAATCTATTAAAAATGCTCAAATACCTAGTAATAATGTTAAAGAAGGTTCAAATTTAACTTTATCAGACTTCCAAAAAGTAGAGAATGTAATGATAAGATTAGGTGGAGGTAGACCGCTATTCATAGCTGATACATCATTAATAAATCATTTTGCTAATCAAATACCAACAGCACAAGTTAACTTATTAACTGATGATGTAAGGGATATGTTAAGAGAGGATCTTGTACCAAGTAAAATATCTAAATCATTAGCTATGTCATTCCCTAACCCTTGGATAGATGAAAAAAATTCAGAAGTTAAGTTTAATGTAAAGCAAGGTTTTATGTTCCCTTCAAATGCTAAAGGCAAACCATTCGGTATTACTGAGTATGGTAATAGAAGAGAGTATTCAGAAATAGATAAAGAATCTGAAAGAGTAGAAATATTAGTTAAGTTTGATGCTGATGTTACATTATTAAATGGTAGATTTTTAGGTGTTGTAGAAGAGGATACAATAACTGTTTAATAAACTTACAAGAGATGGTTAATTCCATCTCTTATTTTATTAAAATAAAGTGCTAATAACAAAGGAGAGAAGAAAATGGAAGAACAAATAATTTTAGAAAGACATAGACAGAATCCGTATACGGTAAATTATGAAAATAAAAAGTATGAATGGTTGGGGGCTAGGAATGGAGTACCAAGCGTAAAAAAAGTACCAAGAGAAGTTTATGATTTTATAGCTATGGGTACTTCTGCATTAGAAAGCGGCAAACTAGTTTTAGGTAAAAAAATATCTGATGAATTAAAGAAAGACTTATTAGAGGAAATACCAGATGTTGAAAAGTATGAAAAAAATGCATTAACTAAAGAAGAAGTTGAAAAAATGTTAAAGGGAAATTTAAAGTCTTTAGAAAAAGCTTTTAGCGAAATAGAAGAAGCTGCTACCAAACAATTTATTTACAAGGTGGCCAAAGAAATAAAAATAGAAAATGCTAATAAGCAAAAAATGATAAAAGATTTATTAGGGTCAGGATTATCAATAGAAGAGCTATTCGGTGAAGAATAATAGAAAAGGGTGGTGAGCAAAATGAATACTACCTATGATGAAATATGGGAAACGTTTATTAGAGTATGTGGTTACAATTATGAAGAAATACCAACTAATGAAAATGTTATGAAAAATATGATTAATAATGCTTCTGTTAGATATAATAAGTTGGCCAATAAATATTCTACTTTTACTGGTAACTTAAAGTTAGATGATATAAGTGAAGAAGCTAATTTTAAGCTCAATGAAAATGAAATAACAATATTAGCAAATATTATAGCTTATAACTTTGCTAAATTTAAATTTACTGAGTTTACTTCTTTGTATAATGTTGTCGCAAATGATTTAGGTATGAAGGATTATAAAGCTCAATGTAGTGGTAGATTGAAAACTATAAATGATTTTAAGAATGAATATATGGCATTAATACAAGATGAAGATCTTGGGTATGAAGTGTAGGTGATAGATAATGAAACGTTTAGATTATTATAAAACATCACCTAACTCTATAAAAATAAATAGTGGGAAAATTATATTTAAGAAACAATTGAGTGGCACAGAAGGGGAAGATATAAAAATCAATAACTCTAATGATACAGTAAGAGCATTAATTAGAAATACATTGAATCCAATGACTGAATCCAAAGAAGAAAGAAGCATTCAAGTAGAGATGGGAATACCTATAAAACGAGGAGATTATATAGAGTATAAGGATAATGGAGAAGAAGTTGTTTATATTGTTTTAAGTAGGGTAGATAATCATAAAGTCTATTTGAAGACGAAGATTAGATATTGTAATCAAACTTTAATGTGTGAGGGACAACCTTATCCAATTCCATGTGTAGCAGATAACACTACCTATGGTACAAAAGGTGTAAAGGATAACAATTATTTTGAAGAACGTGATGCAAGATTAAAAATATGGGTTCAAAAAAACCAATGGACAGATAGATATAAAGAAAATATGAGATTTGTATTTAATCATAGAACTTGCTATGAAATAACTAAAATAGATGATACAGTACTAGATGGCATATATGTAATGGAATGTATACTAGATTCTATAACTTCTTTAGATAATTTAAAAGATAATATAGCTTACAATAAAAATTTATTAAAATCAGTTGATGATAATGCAGAGCGACCTAGCGATGATACAACAGAGCCTAATATTATTTTAAACACTGATAAGTGTAAGGTAGGAGAAATAATAGATATTTCTATAACGCCAATAAATGCAACATTACAAACAGATGATTATGGAAAATTAACATTAATTAGTCCAGGTAAATATAGTTTTGCAGGGGTTAAAAGTGGTGATTATGCAACATTACAACTTGTTAAAGAAGATAAATTATTAAAAGAAGAATATATATTAATCTATTAGAGAATGGAGGGATGATTTAGTGAGCTATTATACGCAGCAATACAATGAAAGCATACCATTTTCTAATAAAATAAAGATAGTAGAAAGTGGTAAAAGGCATATAGTTAGAACAATAAATAATAATCAAAGCATAGTGAGATTGTGCAGATATTTGACTAAAACACCTCTACTAAAAAAAGGTGTTGATTACAATAATAATATGATAAAACAATCTGATTTGGATTGTGGGTTATTAACTATATTGAAAGATGGTGAATACCCAATGGTACAATCAAGGGATAGAATATTAATTCCTTATGCGTTTGATGATTCATTACAACCAGAGGAACAAATATTAATTTTTGTAGATAGCTATAATGCCAAATTTAACAGTAAGTATACGACAGGTAAATATATTTTCGATATAGTTATAGCTTATACACCAACATATAATATACTTGAACCTTATGGAGAGGAGAGAGCCTTAAAGATTGCAGATCAGGTATGCAAAGATTTTGATGAAAAATATAATGATGAAGAGTCTCAAAAAGAAATAGGGGAGTTAAAGTTTACGGTTTCTAATATCCAATCTGTAAAAATAGGTACTGGTGGCAATATGGGTAAAATAATTAGGTTAATAGCGAAACCTCTAACAGATAGGGAGTTATTAAATGATTAATGATTACTTAGGTATTGAAGAATATGTAGAAGGAATGGGAAATATTTATCCTATATCTATTGCTGAATATGATAGATTCAAATTCTTAGCTGAGAAATATTTGATACCAGATAAGAGATCTATAGAAAGTACTATAGGGCAAAAACTTGATTTTAGTTTATTAGAGATAATTATATGTCAGATTAAACAATTTGAAATAGCTGAAGATGAAACATTACTAAATGCTTTTATAGGTGACTCTGATAAGAAATTTTATAAGAATTTAAACAAGGTAGATTATAAATATAAAATGAACATGGAAGAATTTAAAGAAATTCTAGAAATGACTTTAAAATGTAAGGTTATTATAGATGAGGAAAATATGAAAGTAAAGCTTGAGAAGAGTGTTTTAGATGATGATGAAATTAATAGCGAAAACTTTGAGGAATACAGAAAAGTTGTTATGAGACAAAATCTACTTTTTGCACCTCTTTATTATGATGATTTTATACTTCAAAGCATGCTCGAACAATTAAGAGAAAAGCAAAGGACTGTAAAGGAAGAAGCTTCTGATTTAGAAGCTATACTACAAATATTAAGCCTAAAAAAAGGCATACACCCAAAAGATTTTAAAGAGTATACATATTATCAGGTTATGGCAGAGTTCGCAAGATTTCAAACTTTAGAGAATTATGATTGGGTAAAGCTCATACAGACTAGCGGATATGGAAGCAAAGATGTGGAAGTTCCAAAGTTGGATAAAAAAATAGATTTAAATAGGCATCCAGAGGAATTTGATTTTAATCAACCAGTAGTTGGTGAAAATGATGAAAAAATACAAAATAAATAAACAATATGATAAAAAGCAAAAGCTTTATATAAATAAAATAAATAATAAAAGGAGGAATTTATATGGATTTAAATATTGAAGAAATGTTAAAGTATTGTGTTAGTACAACAACAGCTAATATAACACTTATTGATAAAGAAACTGGTGTACAATACTTTTCACAAACTATGAAAGATGTAGGTATTGATTTTAAAGAAGATAATAAGAAGATACAAGGTGGTATAGGAAATCCAACATTATATTCTTGGGGAGAAAACCGTCAAATTACAATATCATTAAGTGATGCAGTTACTAGAATGGACTGGACAGCTGCTAAATTAGGTCAACAAATTAAGAAGGGTGAAGTAGCTGTATTCAAAGAAGCTAAAGATTATGTAGTTCAAGGAGGTTTCATAACTTTAGATGCTGCACCAATTGATCCTAAGACTTTAAAGATATTTAACAAAGAAACGGGTGCTTTAATAGATACAAGTAAAATAACTGTATCTGAAGATAATAAAAAGATTACTTTTGGATCAGGAACAATAGAAGATGGTAAAAAAGTATATGTATGGGGACATAACATTGAGTCAACTGGTATATCTATAGACATAGATGCAAACAAATTTGCAAAGTCATTTGAAGTTATAGTATCTGCGCCAGTTGTTATTATACAAGATGGTGTTCCATCAACTAAGTTTGTAAAACAATACAGATTCCCAATGGGAAGATTAGATGGTAACTTCAAAGATGATTTAAAATCTAAATCAGACGGAGGAAAATTTGATTCTAAGATAGAAATTATGAACCCTAATAATGGACAATCTATGGGACAAATAATTATATTCCCAATTGATTCTTTAGATAAAAAGGATTTAGCTAGTATGGGGTTAGCTGGAAAAGGGTCAGAACCGAAGGCTGCTCCTAAAGAGTAATATTAAATTGGGCTTTTTAGCCCTTTTTAATTAGAATTATCATCTTATTATAAATACTCGTAAATGATAATTGTAGTTAGAAATAGATAAAATAAAATTTATTGTCGGAAAATAAAACAAAATAAATATGTAAAATTATTCCAAATAATGTTACTATGATATATATGGTTATTAATCCATTAATTAATATGTTATAATTATTCTATATTTTATATAAATGGGAGCAAGGGATGGATAGTAAAGGATTTAGGGATATAGAAAATTTTCATGAGGCTTATAATGAAAGACTTAATGAGTATTTATGCATGAAAAAAATAGATGATGATATGAAGGTTTTCTTAATGCATTGGGGAGGCATAGTAATAGAAATATATCTAAAGTCTATTTTAGTAAAAGTTAATGGAATAAAAAAAAGTCACGGAAATAAAAAGTGGTATAATTCAGCTACACATGAAGATATTATGTCTAGAGGGAATATTAAACCAAAAGATTTTCCAGAGGCAACATGTGAAAATCCAGGACATGATATAGAAAAAGCAATACAGAAAATCGTTGAATTGAATGAGTTATTAACTGATGATATTGATATGGAGAAAAATTTAAAACTAATTAATAATCCATTAGGAGAGAAAAATGGATATATAGACTTGAGATATAAATCTTATAATGATATTGATGGTATTGATGATTTATTTGAACGATGGGAGAAAAGTTTTAGAGAGTTATATAGATGGATTATTAAAAATAGTAAAAGTATAGAGGTGAGATAGTCTTTGAAAAACATACAGGATTTAAAAAATGAATTGATTAAATATTTTATTATTAATGAAGATATAGATTGGATAGATATAAATATAGTAAATATTAATAGGTTAGATTTAGATATAGTTACATCTAATAATAAAACAATAAAAGATTTTAATAAGTTTATAGAAGAAAAAATAGATTTATATAATGAAGATTTAAAAAATGATGAGAAAATACATAGTGGATTTATAAATATTTGGAGTCCTGAGGAAGCTGAATTTTTAGGAATCGAAAAACCTGAGATAAAAAAAGAAATAAATAATTCAAGCTTTGGAGCAATTATAGATAATAAAAATAATAATTTATTGGAAAAAGAAAAGAAAACAGAACCTAAGGTAGTATCATTTTACTCATATAAAGGTGGGGTTGGTAGAACGGTTGCATTAATTCATACAGCAACACTACTAGCGGCAGAAGGAAAAAAAGTTGCATTAATAGATATGGATATAGAAGCACCTAGTTTTAATGAAATTTTTAAGAATGAAATTAAATCTAAAAATGGATTGGTAGAGTATCTTTATAATAAAATGTATGATCTAGATGAGATACAATTATCGTCAATGATGACTAAACTCCCTTTAAGTGCAAAAGGAGAGGTATATGTTTTACCAACTGGTGAAATAAGTCCTAAGTATGTTAAGAGATTAGATATGCTTAAAGAAAGAAGAATTTCTGAAAATCAATATATTGAAGACTTAATAAATGAAATGAATAGACAGTATAATATAGATTATGTATTGATAGATTCTAGAACTGGTATAAATAATTGGGGGGCGTTATCTATTGGTGAAATAGCTGATGAGGTATTTTTATTAGCATATCCTAATGAAGAGAATGTTAAAGGAACTAATCTAATTTTAGATATGCTTGGAGAAAATAAAAAATGTACAGTTGTTTTTTCTAGAATAGATGGTTCAGTACTAGGTAGAGAAAAAGCTGAAAGCTTATTCAATGAAGTTAATATAAAACAAGAATTTATAGGTATATATTATGATTCTACTATAGCAATAGAAAATAGATATCCTATAGAAGAAAAGCTTGTTGGATTTAAAAAATTAAGTGATATTATCTTAGAAGATGAAATTAATGAAAATAATAGAATGTGGATAATGGATAATAAAGATAAATGCAATAATATATTAGAATTATTGAAAGATGGCTTTAAGTTTGACAGTATATTTACAAATGATGAAAAAAAGATTATTGATAAAAGTAACTATATTATAATAAAAGATAGTAAATCAGATATAGAATCTATATTTAAAAATTTTGTAGAAGAGAAAGAAAAATTTGATATATTGGATATAGAATTTAATTGTAATAAATTCACAAGAGATCATACAAAGGTAAAGGCTAGAACTTATTATTCCTATATGATATCATTTTTACTTGCAAACTTTATTGCTAATATAGAAAAATATATTTATAAACAAGAAGTTGGAAGTGAAAAAGTTGATCATATTCATGATGAAATTTTTTCAGAAAATATTAGTAACATCAAAAGTTCAGTAATTGAAAGAATTGTTAAGCTAGATGAAGAAATGGGAAATAGAAAAGTATTAATACCTATAGATATTAGTATTTTCAAGAAAAAACTTTCTATAACGACTGATGATATATATGATGTGTATATGGATATATTAAATTTCTCATTAGAAATTATAAATATTTCAGAAAATATTCAGTTTAAATTGATAGTTGATATAGACAATTATGAATATTATGATTTTGAAATTAATAATTATATAGCTAATATTTTAATGTTATCATCAAAGCATACTAGTATAGATGTAAGAAAAGATGATGTAAGAACTATATTTAATAATATAGTTGATAATATAAATAACAATATATATAAGAATGAAAAAAAATCTTATATATCATTTGAGGAGTTATTTAAATATACATTAAATGATTTTAAAAAATTAAATGAAGAATCTTTTGACAAAAAGGCGTTTGAAGAAATTTTTGACAAAAAGGCTTTTGATGAAGCTTTTGATATGAAATTGAGAGAAGGATTTTTGAAAATTAATAAAGAAAAAATAACAAAAGACTTGTTATTTTGTAATAAAATAATATTAGAGAACGGAAGTATAGATCTCATAGAGTGGCTAGTAAATAATACGCATGGGAAGACTGAGGTATTAAATATAATAAAGCAAGCAGCAAAAATAGAATTAGGATATAGTAATAATGAAAAAAGTAGTATAATTACCTCTGAGAGTTTTAAAAAAGTATTAGAAGGAAAAGGGAATAAAAAAGATATATTAATTTAATTTTGACAATTGTCAATTAAAGAGTAATAGATAGTTTATAAGGAGAGTAGGTAATTTATTTTACTTACTCTTTTTTATGGTTTATAAATGTAATTTTTAAAAGTATAAGTAGTAATAGACTAGAAAATAATAATCTTATATAATATACTCGTAAATGATAATTATAATTAGAAAAAAGATTAAAATAAAGATTTTAATTAAATATATACTTATATTAAATAATAGTTAATCGGAATTATACACAAAATTAACCATAAATTTCTTGTAAATACTTATAATAATACGTATAATAAAGGTATGTAATACAATGTAATACAAAATAATACATTATTTTAGAAGAAAATAAGTTAATAACATTGCCATCATAACGTCAGTTTATGACAAATATTTATATAGCTCATAGATTAAACTAAATATATGGGGTGATATATATGGATATTAAGAGATGGAATGGGGAAGTGTTAAAAAAGAGGGAGTTGATTTATATGGCAACACAATTAGCACCAACACCAATTTTATATGGAGTTGAAGCGAAAAACGTATTAAATGAACTAAATAGGAAAACAAGTAAGGAATCAATTATCAAAGGGAATAAATTAATTGATTTTTTCAAGAAATTAGAAGAGAAATAAGGTGTAGTTTCATTGCAGGACGATTCAAAATCTATAAAAATAATCAAATTAAATGAAATACATGAAGAACATATTGAGAAATTTACATGTTTAGATGAAAATGAGGAGTTTATTGGATTTAAGTCAAAAAAAAAGAAAAAGTTCAAAAAGCACTCAAAGGAAATAGATGAGTTTTTTAAGAAGGAAGCTTTAAAAGAACAAGCGAAATTCTTAAATACAACACATCTATTTTTTATTGATGGTAAATTAGCTGGCTTTATTTCATTATGTGCAGATTCAATTCGACTAGACTTAAGCGAAAAAGAAAGTGAAAAGGTTCCATACTTGAATATACCATCACTTAAAATAGCTAGACTGGCTATTGATATTAAACATCAAAAAATGGGAGTAGGAACTTTACTCATAAATTTTGCGGTAAAAACCGTATTTGAATTAAGAGATTCATTGGGTATTAAATTTTTAACAGTGGATTGTTATGAACATAGGATTAGCTATTATGAGAACCTCGGATTTCAAGAAAATAAAGTACAAAGAGAAAATAGGCAATCAGATAGTCCAATTAGTTTAAGACTAAATGTAGATGAGTATTTAAGTAACTTAAACATATAGCTAAGAATCTAACAAGTGTACAAGCTAGGTTATTTTCTATGGAATAATCTATTAAAACAATCGTGAAATATTGAAAATAAAGAGATGAAATGTAAAAGTATTAAGAAAAAGGGAGTTGATTAATATGGCAACAATTTCATTTATGACAGATTCAGTTATTGATAATAAATCTGCTGATATTTTAATATCTCAAATAGAAAAAGCAAAAAGAATGCCTAGTAAGAAGTCTAGCATTGATATAGAGGAAAATATGAGAGAAGGTAGAATGCTATTAGCAATGTTATTATCCAAGCGTCAGAAATAATAGAAGCTGTTTAAAAAGAACTTAGTGAATAGATAAACTAGGTTTTTTTTATATGAAAATATGGATTTAGTTTATGTTAAATAACATTTAACATAATTTTACAAAGTAAGTATTTAAAAGTTTGTTCTCTAATAGTATAATAATAAGTGAAATAAACAAAAAATGTAAATCTTATTTAAGAGGTTCTGTTGAATCGATCTATTGCTTTATGTTTATTATTCAAGCATAGGCAGGATTCTAGCTGGTAAAACAGGCAGTATTAAAAAGGAGTGGTTAATTACTGCTCCTTTTTTATGAAATAATTTGAATGGTATTAAATCATATATATTCTAGATGTAAACAATTAATGAATTACATTGAATACTTGTAATAACTTTCTTATAATGTAAAAGAATTTAATTACAGGGGGAAACATATGACAAATAAACAAATAAGAGAACAATCAAGATTAGATTTACAAGGGAAGTGGCTAAAATTAGCTTTATTTACGTTGATAACTTTTGCAATAACAATTGCAGCTAGATATTTTACTGATGATTTTAATTTTCATTTATTAATAAGCTTAGCTATAAATGCAATTGTGGGGACTTTTTACAAAGCATTTTATATTAACTTTTATAAGACTAAAGAGATTGATTTAAAAAAGGGATTTCCTAATATAAAAGTTTTTTTAAGATATTTTGGGCTTTATTTATTATTGTGTGCAGTTCTTATTATAATAACTTTAATAATATTTTTCTTATCAGCTTTAGGTTTTATAGGAGTTGCTATGGCAATTGATTTTAATAATTTATTTAATCTAGGTAACCTAGGTAATATTTTACCTTCATTAATTATTATATATATAGGTATTATAATTATATTTATATTTATAGTATTGTTTTATTTTGCTGCACCATTTTTAGTTGTTCAAGGTAATGGTGTATTTAAAAGCATAGGAGACTCTATAAGGCTTATGAGAGGTAAAAAATGGAGATTGTTTAAGCTACAACTTTCATTCATAGGATGGGGAATCTTATCAGTATTATCATTAGGAGTAGGACTTCTATGGTTAGTTCCATATTATTGTGAATCTATAATTACATTCTATTTTAAAGTGGTAATGGAAGAAGAATAACAATACATATTGAGAATCTAGTGTACAAACTAGGTTCTTTTTTATGGGAAAAATTGAATGGTATTAAAGCAGATACTTTATAGAATTAATTGATTCTATATGTAAACAGTTGATGAAGTATATTGAATATTTGTAATAGTTTTCTTATAATGTAAAAGGATTTAATTATAGGGGGAAATACAAATGAATAAGAAAAAAATAATTAGTGTTTTAATTTCAATGTTACTTTTAATGAGTCTGGTTGCTGGATGTAGCTCTAGTAAAAAGAATTCTAATGATGGTAATAATGCTTCTAAAAGTGAAGCAAATGATGAAAGCACAGTAAAAGAAAATGTAAAGAATTTTGAAAAAGGTAGTAAGTTAGATGTAGACGGTTTAAAAATCACAGTGAAAAATATAAAGTTTACTAATGATATATTACCTGATAAAACAGAGGGCGTATATAATCATTTTCCTGCTGATAAAGATAAAGTTTATTTAGAAATAGATACAGATATAAAAAATACTAATAAACAAGATCAGGTTGTTGAAAAGATAGGTAGAATAGAGTTAGACTATGATAACGGATATGAATATAAAGGATGGCTGATTCCAGAGGATTCTCAAACAGGATTTTCTTATGCCAATATTAAGTCTATAAAACCATTAGAGACAATGGGAATAAGATGGGCAGTAGAGTTACCAAAAGAAGTAGAAGAAACTAAAAAGCCAGTAAAAATAACATTAACAATAGGCGATGAAAAATACGTATGTAAGTTTAGATAGTTAATTAGATAAATAAATTTTAAGAGCATCATTGATTGATGTTCTTTTTTATGGAATAATTTGCTTATGTTTATATTGATATATTTCCTTAATTGTATGGATATAGTATTATATTTATTGAGATATTGTACTTATTTAAACAAAGAAAGGAACATATGAGATGAATGGACAAGGTTATTTAAATGATAATGAAATTGTTGAGGTAGTTAAAGATTATATTAATAATGATATATATAATCACGCTATCTTAATTGATGGTGAATGGGGCTGTGGTAAGACATATTTCATAAAAGAAAAACTAATTAAAGATTTGGAACAATATGAGGAAAGTAAGAAAAGTGAAAATTATATTCCAAAGAAAGTTATATATGTATCTTTATATGGGATAAAGTCAGGCGAAGAGATATCAAATATTATATATGCTAATATTATAAATAATAAAAATGGAAAAACTAAAAAAATTTTAGGATCACTAGCTGGTTTAGGATCAGATTTTATCAAGAGTAAGGGAATAGATATTAATAATTTAAAAGATATATTGGAATGTATATGTAGTTTAGAAAATTATATATTGATTTTTGATGATTTAGAACGTTGTAATTGTGATATTAATGAGGTATTGGGATATATAAATAACTTTGTTGAGCATGATGGGATTAAAGTTATATTAGTTGCCAATGAAAAAGAAATTGGAAAATGTAATGAAGAAAAGAATTTAGAGCTTAAGTATATGTTGGCTTGTAATGAGAGAATAGAGTTTAAAGAATTAGAAAATAAGAATTTAGAAAGTAATGCATTCACAGATTATAGTAAAGGAAATTGTAAAATAAATATAGATGAGTTAAGGGAAAGAGCTATATTTATTTTTAATCAAAATATAATTTATGAGAAGATAAAAGAAAAATTAATAGGTGCAACAATAAGGTATTATCCGGATTTAAGAGAAGTAAAGATAAGTTTAATTAATAAGTATATAGAAGACAATAATCTTAAAAATATATTAATAGGCAATATAGAATTAAACATTAAATACGAAGAAAAACAAAATCATATTAATTTTAGAACATATGAACTTTTCTTATTTAAAATTAGTAAATTAAATGATATTATAAAAGCATTTAACTATGAGGAATACAGTAGTTTAATAAAGAGTATAGGTGATTATTGCTTTAAAGTCTGTGTTATATATAAATCTGGGATATATAAGAATCAGTGGGGAAAGGAGAACTTGTATGGTTATATTTCAATTGATCCGAATTCAGGGATGTTTGAAGGTGAATATGGATATAAATTTGTTGATGAATATGTTGTAAGTAATAGGTTGGATATTGAAAAAATAAGATTTACATTAGATAGTTATTTATATGAAAAACTACAAGATGAGGATCCGTTAAATGTTTATTGCTATTATTGGTTATTTAATGAAGAAGAAATTAGGAATGCATGTTTTGAAATTATCACTCTTTTAAAAAATAAAAAATATAGTATAAATTTTTTTCCAAGGATACTTTCATATTTCTTAATGCTAAAAAGCATAGGATTTAACAAAGAAATGGTTGAAGAAGTTAAAAAAATCATGCTAGATATAATAGATAAATATGAGGGCAAAGCCATTTATCTAGATTTATATAATCAACCTATAAATGAAGAGATTAGGGATGAATATAATAAAATTATAAAGAAAATTAAAGAAGTTTTAGATAATAAAAATACTATAATAAAAAATAAAGAAATAAATGATTATTTAGGTGATAATGAATTATGGGGCGAAAATATATATTTTTATGTAAGAACTTGTAATAATATATTAATTAGTGATAATGAGTTTATAAATAAGTTTGATATTAGTAAGCTAGTTAATAGAATTAGATCATCCAACGCAAAAAATATTTATAATTTGTTTCTTTCTATTAAATTTGTATATAATTTTGATAATATAAGGGAATTTTATTCTAAGGATATAGAAAAAATTAAAGAACTCATAGATTCTTTATATGGGGTTATTTCAGAAGAAAAAGATTTGATTAAGATAAGTAATTTAAAAATCTTGTTAGATTTTCTAAATGAAAAATATTTAAGGTTAAATGGAGAGTAGTATTAGCTACTCCTCTTTTATGGAATAATTTGCTTATAATTATGATGGATTGTATAATGTAAGTATATTTTTAACAAAAGAATAGGGAGTGTAGGTAGATGGTAATATTTCTAATATTGGTTGCTATATTTATTGTTTTGTCATGTATATCAGTAAGTAAAGATCATAAGAAAAAAATAGAAGGTTATGAAAAGCAGGGATTAAAATATATTGAGTTCTATGTTAATGTAAATCACTATGGAGGTTTTAAAGAATCAGGGTTCATAGAGGGCGGTAGTGCATATTTATTTGAAGATAGAGTTAGATTATATGGTGATGATATATTTATAAAGGATATTGAAGATTGTAGAATAAAGACCGAGACACAATTAGTTTCAGCTGTTTCAGCTGGTAGGGTAATAGCATTTGGTGCTTTAGGATTAGCATCAAAGAAAAAAGAAGAGATAAATAAAGATTATGTTATAATTAAATGTGAATTTAGGGGAGAAAAAACAGAATTCATACTTAGCTTCAAAGATAAAAATGGAGATTTCGTTACAAGGGTAAATAAATTAATTAAGCAATATAACTATAATGATGTCAAAAAGAAAGATAATGATGAGGAATTAGCAAACAGTATATTATATAATTATGGTGAAGAATAAAATATATATAAATTAAGAAGCTATTTGATAGCTTCTTTTTTATTGAGTATTTTTTCTATAAAGTTATTAATTAAAACTTTCATATCTTCATCCAATTGAAGATATAAATGAATAAATTCAGCTAAATCATCATCTACCTCATAAGTTTTAGAAATAATATTTATAATATCCTTATTTTCACCGTTAATAAGAGTATTCACGTCTACATTTAAAGCCAAAGCTATCTTAGATAAAGTTTCAGTTCTAGGATTGACATTTTTACCACTTTCTATCTCACTTATGGTGCTTGCACCTACTTTAGACTTAATAGATAATTCTTTTAATGTTAATCCATTGATTTTTCTAAAATGTTTTAAATTATCTGAAAGCATAAAATCACCTCTATGATATTATAACATAAAGTTCGGAATAGTGAACATAATTATTTTAATTAAAAAAGTATAGAAACACGAGAACTATAGAGTATACAAGAGAAAATTCAATATCTTCATTCATTATTCCGAATAAAGATATTGAAATTCGGAATAATGAAGATTATAATAAACTCATAAGTTAAGTTCAACGAATGAAAATACATTATGAGGTGAGAGAAATGATTAACAAAGAATCTATAATCGAAGAAGTCAAAAAGAAAATAAATAACACAGAAAGTTCCGATGAACTTATAGAACTAGCAGCAATGTTGAAAGGTATGCAAAGAGAAGCTATTAAAAAAGTAGACAAATACATAGAACAAGATAAACGTGAAGTAATTTGTCTAGTAGGGACATGGAACGGAATACGTGGAGTTATAGAGAGCATAGATGGAGAAACAATAGTTGTTAGACTGGGAGCAGGACTTAAAATAACAACCTCGAAAGAACACTTTAGATATAATTTCACATTGGTATAAGGGGAGAGATAAATATGATTGATGAGATAGCTAATTTATTAAAAGAAAGCATAGGCAAAGGATTTAGATATGCAGATCTAAATGGTAGAGTAGACGGTGTTATAGAAGAAATACATATAGAAAATAAAATATTAAGTATAAATGATATCAATATTGATTTAGAGAAATATACACTTTTTAAACTATTAGATAAGAATTTAATAAGCTTTAATAGGACAAGCTTTGGAACAGCTTTGGTGTTAATAAAATAAATATAGATGATAACTGTATTTATTGATCTAAGCTGTATTGGATACATATGAAGAAAAATATATTAAATATGAATGATTGGTGATGTAATTATGGGAAGAAGAAAAACTAATGAAGAATTTAGAAAAGAATTTGAAGAGAAATATGGGGAAGAGTATATGGTATTAGAAAACTACACAAATACTCATACAAAGTTATTATTTAAGCATAATATTTGTGGAAAGGAATTTTATATGACACCAGCTAATATTTTACATGGACAGCAATGCCCGCATTGTAAGAATAAAAGATTAAGAATAAAAAATGGTATTTCCCAAGACGAATTTGAGAAAAAACTTCAACAAAAGTATCATGGAGAATACTTAGTTATAGGGGAGTATATAAATGCAAATACAAAAATATTAATAAGACACAGCTGTGGTTATGAATATCAAGTTGCTCCAAACAAAATATATAATGCAGGAAGAAAATGCCCTGTTTGTGCAAATAGAAAAATAATTAAAGGTATTAATGATATAGCTACAACACATCCACAGTTAGTTAAGTATTTTGTTAATGTAGAGGATTCTTATAAGTATAGTTACTCTAGTAGCAAGGAGGTTTTAATGGAATGCCCAGATTGTGGTTATCAAAAAATATTAAGAATAGCAGATTTAACAAATAAAAGGTTTTCATGTCCTAAGTGTTCTGACGGTATTAGTTATCCTGAAAAATTTGTATTCAATGTATTAAATCAATTAAATGTAAAGTTTCAATATCAAAAATCTAATTTTGAATGGATCCCATTAAATACAATTAATGCTCCGCAATACTATTATGATTTCTATATAGAGGGGGATAATATTTTAATAGAAGTGCAAGGAGAATTACATTATAAACAATCAAAATTTGAAAAAGCTAGATCATTGAAATTTATTAAGAAAAATGATGAAGATAAAAAGAAATTAGCTATAAAGAACAATATAAAAACATATTTACAATTGGATTGCCAAAAAAGTGATATGGAATATATTAAATATGAAATATCAAATTCAGAACTTAGTAATATATATGATTTATCTCAAATAGATTGGTTAAAGTGTCATGAATATGCTTGTTCAAGTAGAGTAAAAGAAGTCTGTGATTTTTGGAATAATGGAACTAAAGATATAAAAATTGTATCTAATTACTTTAAATTATCATGTAATACTATCCGTAACTATCTTAAGCACGGTGAGGATTTAGGGTGGAGCAACTATTCACAGTGGTGTATGCGTGAAAAAGATTATTCCTATATAAAGAAAAGTTGTAAACCTATAATATGTATAGATAACAATAGAATATTCTCAGGGTGCAATGAATTAGCAAGACAATCAGAAAGTTTATTTGGTGTAAAATTGTTACCAGGACAAATATCTATGGTTTGTAATAATAAATCAAAGCACCATAAAGGATATCATTTCAAATATATAAAAGATCTTATACAACAGGAAAGAATCAAATACAATATAGATGAGAAGTTAAAAGAGCTAGAGGAAAATAATGTGTAAATAGACTTTAGTATTAGAAAAATATATACTATTATGAGATAATTAAGGTTATTTCATAATAGTATATAAATAATTAAAAAATAATGTTGACTTAAAATTCAAGAGTAGTATAATAAAAATTGTAAGAGAGATAAAATTAATAATAAAATAATTAAAATATAAAGGTGGAATAAAAATGAAAGAAGAACAAATCGTATTATTTGAAGGAAATGAAGTAAAAGTAAAAACTGATAAAGGAGAGACATTAGTAAATTTAGTGCATACAGCTAAATGCTGTGGATTGACCCAAAAAGGAAGAAGAGAAGGTAGCACTAAAATATATTGGAGAAGTTTAAAAGATAAATTATCTAAAATAAGCGTGGTGCAAAATAGCACCCCACAAAGATACAAAGAAGAAGTTAGTTATATTTCAGATTTAATAGAGAATACTGATGATAGAAATTCAATCTTTATGAGCAGCTGGTTGAGCAAGAGACTGGCTATGGAGTGTCACTCAGAAAAAGCTATGGCTTATAAGAACTTTTTAGCAACATTGGATGAAAAAAGAGAGCATGGAGAATTATCTAATCAAGTAAATAGTAATCAACTGACTCAAATGGTAACTGAAACTATTAAAGGAGTTCTACCTACATTAATAACTGAAGTTGGTAAAACTTTCGGTGAGGTAGTAAAGGAATCGAAAAAAAATGTAGATGAGATGAAAGAAGCAATACATATTCAATCAACATTATATGATGAAGATAGAGCAGAATTAAAAAGGTTAATAGGTTTTAAAGCTGCTAATACTAAGGCAATGTCTTTAAAATTAAAGGATGTATTAGAAGAAAGATATAATAGAAAAATAAAAGCCACAGATGATGTATACATAAAGTATAAGAATAGGATTTTTAACGAATTTCATGTAAGTAAGTGGGAGGATATACCCGCTTTAAAGCAAAATTCAGTATACAGTTTTATAGAAGAATGTTTAATTTAATGATAGAAAAAAATTCAACTAACAAATTCGGACATGCACAATATGCGCATCTAATAATAAAATAATTAAAAAATAAAGGTGGTATAAAAATGAAAAATAATGAATTAGAAATTTTTAAGAATCAAGAGTTTGGAGAGGTAAGATCATTAATGATTGATGAAAAACCTTATTTTGTTGGAAAGGATATTGCAAAGTGCTTAGGCTATTCTAACCCAAGAGATGCTATATCAAGACATTGTAAAGGTGTCGTAAAACACGACAGCTTTAAAGAAGGTGGTCAAATGATTGGATTAATTCCAGAAGGTGATATCTATAGGTTAATAATAAAGTCTAAATTGCCTAAAGCTCAACAGTTTGAAAGTTGGGTTATGGATGAAGTATTACCAACAATTCGTAAACATGGTGCATATATGACTGATAATGTTTTAGAAAAAGCTGTTGAAGATCCAGATTTTATGATAGGGATATTAACTAAATTAAAAGAAGAGCAGGAAATAACTAAGAAGCAGAAAAAATTAATAGAAGACCAACAACCTAAAGTTATCTTAGCTGATAAATTCACTAATACTGACGGTTTAATAGAAATAAAAATACTATCAAAGATATTAGATATACCACATCTAGGGAGAACAAACTTATTCAAATGGATGAGAGATCAAAGTATACTAATGGAGGGTAATATTCCTTATCAAAGATATCATGATTATTTCAAAGTTGTTAAGGTATTTGGGAGAGATGGAAGATGGCACAATAAGACTATGATAAAACCTAAAGGAGTTCTTTACATAATTAAAAGATTAATAAAAGATAATAAAATTAGTAAAGAAAAATATTCTGAATTAATTAAAAAGGTTGAAAATGATATACATAATGTAGCTTAAGGTATATAAATAAAAAAATATAGCAATTTATAAGAATCCTCAAAAGGGTGCAAATGGTATTTCAAAGTACTCAAATATGTGTATAATATAAGTATAGATAAGATAATTCAAGGTTTTCGCTGTTTTACTTTAATAAACGGTCTATAGATTCAAGAGTCCCTTCGCTCTATAAATATTTGAAGGACTATAATTCAAGAGGCACTTCCCTCTATAAAAATGAAGAAGTATAATTCTGAGAGGGATTGTATAAACCGGCTGTTTTATATACAAAATGGTGTGAAAATATTGTAAAGTAATCAAATGTGAGTATAATATAGATATAAAGAATAATTAATAATTTATTTTTCAATTAGATTTTAAAAGAATATCAATTATGCAAAATTGCATATATTAATAGAGAGCAGATAACATGTGTATCTGTTGAATGTTGAAGTAAGAAGTGGTTCGTATATGCTGTTTCTTATGGAATTCTAATAGGGTTTATATGTATAACCACAAATACGATAGGCATATGCTGAAAGAAAAACATATAAGTCGGAATGGAGACTTTAAACCCATTTCCATGCCAGAGTAAACTGTGAAAAATCATATTATTAGTATAAATATAAAGAGTAATTAAGATTATAAAGTAAGGGAATTTGTAAAAATTCGCTGAAGATTATATATTAAGTAGGGGAGTTTGTAAAAGCTTGCTGAAGACTAAGCGGAGGTATAACCTCTGCTTTTTATATTATAAGGAATAATCTAGTTTATGAGATATGGTAGGAATAAAAGATGTATTATGTAACAAATATTACAGATACAAATAGTATTTTTGAGTTTGTTGGAGTAATTTTTAAGAGTAATGATATATTATCTTTTGAGAAAGAGATACAACCAAAAGAAATTGACACTAAGGAATCTGTTAAAATTAAATAATATATCATATTTTAGAACTTAGTAAAAGCTAAGTTCTTTTTTAATACAAAAATTGTTAAGAATCATAGCTAAATATTGAAAATTAGCGGATTGAATGGTATTATTATAATATAATAATTGGAAAAAGAAATATAATTGTGTAAAATAATCAAGATTAATTAAGAAATTTGACTGAAAAAAAATAAACATAATATTTACAGTTCTACAAGTTATTTGGCTAGATTAGGATAAACTAAACTTAGTTATATTAAGTTGGGGTGAGTGTTATGGATATTAAGAGATGGGATGGTCAAGTTATAGGAAAAAGGGAGTTGATTAATATGGCAGTAATGGCAAAACCAGTAGATAGGATTTTAATGATTAGAGAAGATAAAGTTGATGATTTTTTAAGTCAAAAAAGAGATAATAATATGTGGGATAAAATACAAAAAAAAGCAGAAATATTAAGAAAGAATTTAATAATTAAATAGAATGTTAGGTAAAGATATTAAATATGAAGTAATACTTTTAGATGAAAAATCTTTTAGAGAGTATGCTATTGATCAATTTGATTGTGCAAGCGAAAATATTAATACGTACATTAAAGAAACAGCTCTTAAAGATTATTTTAATAATAAAGGAGTAACTAAGATTATTATTAATTCAGATAATAAAGAGATTATAGGCTTTTATACATTATCTACAACTGCTTTGATATATGAATCAAATAATAAAAATCATTATTTACCATCAATAGAAATTAAATTTTTCGCCATAGATAAGGAATATCAAGGATTGAAATATGATGAGAGTGAAGAGGAATTAAATAATTTTAGTAATATGATGTTTTTTGATATACTAAGTTCAATACGTAAAATATCAGAAGAAGTTTGTGGTGTTCATAATATTATTTTATATTCTGTTGCTAAAGCTTATAATTTTTATAATAGGCATGGGTTTAAAGATTTTAATGAATATATGAAAAGGGATGAAGGAAAGTATATTAAAGATTGTATACCATTATATATGTTAATATAAAGAGAACGTAGCAAGTAGACAAGCTAGGTTCTTTTTTAATGCAAAAAAATAAGGAGGAAAGTTAATATGGAAGAATTATTAGAAGGAATGTATTGTTTTGAGGATGAGGAATGGGGATTCAAAGTTAAGAATCTATCCCAATCAGAGCAATTAAAAATATATAAAAAAATAGAAAAACTAAAAGCAAAAGGTAAGAAAATTACAGATGATGAATTTACACTTGAAATGTTTAAAGAGATTATTGAATGTAACGGAAAAATAAAGTTTAAGGGTATGAAAATTAAGGATTTCCAAGCATTGCTAAATTCAGAACATGTAAATGAAGTCTTTGAGGAGCTATGTTTTAATGTTGGCATGTGGGTTACTAGAATAGTTAAAAGTGGAATCAGAGAACAACTCTTACAAGTTCAAAAACAAGAAGTTGAGTTAATGAATACAGCTTTAAAATTAGCTATAAGTAATTGCTATGATACAACTTGTGGAATAGAGAGATCTGAACTAGCTAAAAAGAAAATAAATAAACAAATATCTAAAATTAAAAAGGCTGATTTTAGTGAGCTTGAAAAGCTAGTAGATAATATTGAAGAAGGAAATGACAATGGACTTCAATAATTTAAAAGATTTATATTCTGATATAAGTAAAAAACGTGAAATCATATTAGAAACATTAGGGGAAGTAGCTAGTGACGTATTAGATGAAACTATAGAAAAAGTTGTATACGATGGTGATTTTCAACCTAATTTTTATGAAAGAAGATATAAAAATAAAGGATATGGTGATAGGGAAAATATAAATACTGAAATAATTTCTCCTGGAATTATACAAATCACAAATGAGACATTAGCAAATGGTGATGAAAAGGGAGAAAGACTAGATAGCATTATAGAATATGGTGAATCTTATGGTTGGAATAGACAACCAGATGAAAGACCAGTCTTTGATATAACTAAACAAAAATTAAATCAAAGTGGAATTTTAGAAAAAGTAGTAAAAAAAGAATTGAATTTATTAGGATTTGAGACAGAGTAGGAGGTGGATAGATGGCAAATAACCCAAATATTTTAATTGGATTAAAGTTAAAAGATATTGAAGAAGTACAAAATAAATTACAAAAAGATGTAGATAAGCTAGGTAAGAAACTTAATTTATCTATTTCAAAGGTGGAATTTAAAGATGTTGATAAAGTTACTGATAAAATACAAAGACAATTAGATAAAATTTCTAAGCAATTAACAATAAATATAAAAAATCTGAAATTAGGAAATGCAGATAGTGTACTTAGAGATCTAAATAAACAGATAAAACAATCATTAAATACTCAGGATATAAAACTATCTCCAAGTTCAAACTTAAAATCAGTAAAAGGTGATTTTGAGAATATTTTAAGATATGCTACTTTAGCGAGAAATGAATTCAAACTAGTAAATGGTGAGTTAGCTAAAATGAATACTATAACTGATAAAAATGGATCAGTTAAATCTACTACTTTAACTTATAAATATGATCAAGCTAGACAAGCTGTAGAAAAGTATGGTTGGACAGTTAAAGAAGAAGGCGGTAAAGTCGTACAAGTTTTTGACTTGATATCTAAAAAGATAGTTGATAATAAGGAAAAAGCTGAGAATTCATTTTTAGCACAAGAAAGATATTTAGATAACTTGGCTATGAAATTAAATAAAGTAAGAGAGTTATCTGTAAGAGGTAATAGAACTAATGAGAATTATAATAATTCTTCTGATTTAGAGAAAATAGCTAATCTTCAAAATAGAATCAATGAATTAAAGAGTCAAGGGAATTTATTAAGTGAACAGGAGAGAAATACTCTAAATAAATCAGTTATAGAACTAGACAATTTAGTTAAGAAGGAAAGTGGATATGCTGCTGAAGTAAATAAATCTACTCAATTTTTAGAAAAACAAATATCTATCTTAACTGGTTTAAAAGAAAAAGTTAATTCAGGTTATGGTAACAAAGAAAAACAGGCACAATTAAATGTTGAACTAGAAAAACAGATAGCGCAATATCAAAGATTAATTCAAGAGAATGAGATATTAGGTAATGTTGAAAGAAATAGAATTAAAAATTCAACAAATGCAATAAAAGCAGAAACAAATGAATTGGTCGCTTATGGAAGTAAAATAAGAGGCACAATAAGAGACATAGCATCATTTGCTATAGGTGGAAGTGTTTTATTTGCAGGATTTAATACAATAAAGACTGGTATAGATAATATTATAGAGATGGACTCTGCAATGGTTAATCTGAAGAGGGTTACATCGGAAACAACAAGTACATATAAAGAATTTGAAAAACAAGCTAATAGTACAGCTATAGAAATTGGACATAGCACACAAGAAATTATTAATGCCACAGCGGATTTCGCACAAGCAGGATTCAATAAGTTCAATGAAGATAAGGAGTTAGCTAAAACATCTTTAATATATTCTAATGTTGGTGATGTTAGTAGAGAAGAAGCTACAAAATCAATGATTAGTACATTGAAAGGTTTTAACATAGAAGCTAAGGATGCATTAAGTGTTGTTGATAAATTTAATGGAGTCAGCAATTCTTTTGCAATTTCAGCTGGCGGAATTGGGGATGCATTACAGAGATCAGCTTCAGCATTACACGTTGCTGGAAATGATGTATCAGAGTCTATAGCAATGATAACAGCAGCCAACTCAGTAGTACAAGATCAAATACAGGTCGTGTTAAGTAGAAATACTTAATATAATTAGAGAGCAAAATCGGTGAATTCTAAGTCTATAAGATATGAAAATACCGAGGTAACAGGTTCTAGTAAAACTAAATTATAGTGATATAATTGATAGGTTTAAAACCCTACTGTACCGTAACGCATAGAAGGTGAAGCTATTATAATAGAATATAACCCTTCCAAGAGTGTTCTCCACGATATATTAAAGGTATATCCTAATCATTTAGATTAGCCTAACGTTAAACGAGGGTGAAAATGTATGCTAAGCTAACTATGAATTAACATAGTGTAATGGAGGAAACTCCTAGAACATAGGAATAAAAAGTCTTATGGATAATATTACTGCCAAGTAGAGTTGGTAATGGATTAAAAACAATTTCGATGAATTTAAGAGGAATGAAAAAGACTGCCGAAGGTACAAAACCAAAATTAGAGAAAATGATGAATAGTGTTACCGATGGTCAAGTTAAAATAACTCAATTAGGCAAAGATGGGAATAAAGAATTCAAAAGTACATATGATATTTTAAATGACCTTTCCAAGGTCTGGGGAAATTTAAATGACCAGCAAAAAGCAATGCTAGGTGAACAAATTGCTGGTAAACATCAGGTAACAATATGCCTTGCACGTAGAGAAATTTGCGTGTAAATCAGATTTAATTGCAGGTAATACCTAAAGCTCTAATACTACAACGTAAGGATGAAATATACCTATGCGTGAATGTTACGAAAGTAGAAAAAAGTTTAGAGATGAATATATGGTTAAATCCTAAGTATTCATAAACAATGGTTGTTCATGCAGGAAAGCTTCGAATAGAAGAATCTTCAACGACTATCCATGAGCTTTGAGATAAGCAATAGGAGTAGGGCTACAATACGCTATATAAAAGTAGTGGGTGAGAATCCCTTAAATCGAAAAGGTCTGCCCTTAACATGTAATGGTGAAGGTGAAGAAATAGTCTCAACATCTAGTGAAAGCTAGAGAAAATATTATGTTAATTTTTAATAAACTACAATAAAAAAAGATATATTTATGATATAATAAAATAAATAAAAAATAAATTTAACAAGGAGAAAAATTATGTATACATTAGAAGATATAGAATACATTTTCAATAAATATAATTTAAAATTATTGGGTAATAAAATTGGAAATAGTAAAACTAAGTTCACAGCTATAGATAAAGATGGATATTTAGCATACATATCATTAGAATTTCTTAAAATTAATAATGGTTCTTATCGATTGTGGCATAAGAGTAATCCTTATTCAATCTATAATATAAATTTATATTTAAAAAGAAATAATATAAAAACATATACTATTTCTGATGAATATATATCTTTAATAGAAAAAATGAAATGGTATTGTTCAGAATGTGGTGATATATTTGAGGTTTGCTTCCAACATATAAAGAATAATAAAAAACATTTATGTAATAAATGTTCAAAAGTCAAGGAGATAAATAATAGAAGAAATAATATAGAAGATGTAAAACGAGTTTTTATAAAAAATGGTTTTACTCCTTTATTTAAAGAGGTAGAAAGAAATGACCAAAAGGTTACTGCTTTAAATGAAGAGGGATATTTAATATATTCAACCTATAATAATGTAAAACTAGGTTTTTCTTCTTATATTGTACACCCTTCTAATCCTTATACAATATACAATGTAAAATTATATATTAAACATAATAATTTAAATTGTGAACTATTATCAGAAGAATATCATTCAAGAGATGAAAAATTAATTTTTAAATGTAAATGTGGTAATATATTTTACACAAGATGGGGTACTTTTATATCAGGAAAAAACAGATGTGATATATGTTCTAAAAGGAAATCATCTTTAGAGTATAAAACGGAATTATTTTTAAAGGAAAATAATATTAAATATAAATATCAATATAAAAATAAGGAATGTAAACTCAAAAGGGCATTGCCAATAGATTTTGCACTATTTAAAGAATCTAAAATAGTTGGTCTTATAGAAACTGATGGTAGTCAGCATTTTAGCAAAATAGACGTCTTTGGAGGAGAAGAAAGATTTAAACATCAACAAAATATAGATAAAATAAAAGATGATTTCGCAAAAAGAAATAATATACCAATGCTAAGAATACCTTATTGGGAATTCAAAGATGAAGACTATAAAGATATACTTAATAATTTTATTAAAAACATAATATAAATATTTAACTTTAGCGTGGTTAAATAGAAGATAATGCAAATGTATTCTTTAGCATAATGGAAAATGCTAAAGATTTAGAAAAAGTAAAAGAGAAATCCAATAACAGCATTAATTCAGCCCAACTAGAACAAAAAGCATATATGGACAGTCTTAAAGGAAAGATTAATGCACTAAAAGAAACATGGAAAGGTCTTACTATGGATCTCGCAAATACAGATTTTCTTAAAGGCATGATAGGCGGAGCTACAGGAGTTCTTAATGTTGTGAAGAAATTAGTTGATACATTTGGAGCGCTTCCGTCGATATTAGCATCTGTAACAGCTGGGTTCATGTTATTTTCAGATAAATTCAGAAAGAGAATAGAAGAAAATGTCTGGGGAATGGATAAGTTAAAAGGTAAATTTGATGAAATGATCAAAAAACGCCAAGATAAGATAATTGATATTCAGGGTGAAAGAAATGCCGATGGAACAATAAAACAAGCAGGAGCAATTGATAAACTTAGTCAATCATATAAGAATGGTGAAAAATCAGTAATAAGTTATGGAACTTCTATGATAGCGTTACAAGGTAAACTAGCGGCTACTAAAGTAGCGATGATAGCAACTAGAGGAGCAGCACTTTTATTAGAATCAGCTTTAAGTTTTGGAATAGCCCTAATAGCCTCATTTGTCATAGAAAAGGCCATTGAAGGATTTAGTAAATTACAAAAATCAATTCATATGACAAAAAGTCAGCTTGCAGATTTTAATGCAGAATATATTAAAAATGCTGATGCTTCATCAAAGCAAATAAATGAAGCAGAAAATAATTTAAGCAAGATGGAAAAAATAAAGCAACAAATGGCTGATACCAAAAATGAACAAGAAAGAGCTGAGTTGCAAAAACAATTAATTGATTTACAAAGGCAGATGGCTGATACTTTCCCAGAAACATATACAGGATTAGATAAAGAAGGAAAGAAACTAGCTACAAATAATGAAATAATTAGACAACAAATAGATTTAAAGAAAGAAGCAGCAAGAACTGATGCATTAGATTTCTTTAAGAAGAACAAAAGCCTTGAGAAAGATTTGCAAGGTTATAAAAAGCAAGTAAAAGAGTTTAAAGATCTTCAAAAAGATTTAGAAAATGGTGAAACAGTTAAAGCAATATCTAAAACTGGCAATGGTCGTGCGGTTGCATGGGCTAGACAAGGCACTGATGACTTGAAAAAGATGCAGAAAGAAATGTCTGATACTGCTCAAAAGGCTGAAGGTTTGAGACAGGCTATACAAGCCTATAGGAGTGCTGGAAAAACCGACTATGACATAAATAATATAGCTGGATTTAATGCTGTAGGTGCATTGAAAGATTATGAGAATTCATTAAAAGATGTAAATAAATCAAGTGAAGAAGCTAAAGGTGGAACAAATGATTTTGGGAACGGATTAATGGATCTTCAAGATAAAGCAGAACAAACTGAGAAACAAATAAAATCTTTAAAAGATGCATTCGATGGATTTGCATCAGAGGAAAAAGTAATTAAAGATGCAATGGATGAATTTCAGAAGACTGGTAAGTTAAGTGAAGATATGATATCTAAGATATTAGGAACTAATGATAATAAACTTATTGCTTCATTAGGTGATGCGAATTCTATGCTAAGTGTAATGAAAGGAAGACTTAGAGATGTAGGTAAAGAAAAGATTAATGCTTATCATAGTGCTGTTGATGAAGCAGTTATAGCTCAACAAAGAGAGAATAGTGTAGCAGCTCAAGGTGCTAATAATAGGTCACAAATAGCACAGGATGAAGCAAATAATAAAAATAGTACATATAATGATGATGTTAATAACCAGACTACAGCAGAGGACAATAAAACTCAAAATGCAGCTGTAGGTGCTAATAATAGATCAGGAATAACTAATAATGAAATAAATAATAAATCTGGTTCATATGCTACAGACGTAGGAAATCATAGCAATGCAGAAGGTACAAAAGGGCAAAATGCAGCGTCGACTAGTGATTTTATATTTGCAAGATATAATAATCTAGTTAATGGACTTGGAGTAGGATATGGAACTGATGTAACAAATCATGGAAATGCAGGAGATGCAAAAGGAGAAAAAACATCTGGAGTAGTTAACTCAATTGTCGGTATGCACGACCAAATGGCTAATAACCTTAGCGGTGTATATGGCACAGATGTAACTAATTATAGTAATGCATTATCTAGTAAGTTAAGTGCTACATCACAATTTGTAAGCCAAACAATGAGAATGTATAACAGTTTAAAACCAGGACAAGAAATGAAAATTGGTGATACTAAGGTTTATTCCGCAGGAGATCCAAGAGGTATTTGGTTATTAGCTGATGCTGAAGCACATAGACAAGAGAAAGAAAGGGAAAAAGTCGGGCCATTAAGAGATGGAGGTGGCGGGTTTACTCCAATACAAGGAGATTCATCTTATACTCCTATATCATCAAATTATAGTCCTAGAAGTTCAGGCGGAGGACGAAGAAGTTCATATAAACCAAAGAAGAGTTCCTATAAGCCAAGTAAGTCTAGTTCTGGAGGTGGTGGTAAAGGTAGCTCAGGAAAAAGTTCATCTTCGACTAATTCAGTAAACATAGAAGATATCGATGAAAAGATAGATAGATACAAATCTTTACAAGATGCGCTTAATGATGTAAATAATGCTTTAGATGAAAATGCAACTCGTGAAGAGTTAGCTAACAATAAAGATAGAATAAAATATATAAACAATGAGATAGGATTATATAGAAAAAAGAAAAATGCTATAGATGATATCATTGGTGCAAAACAAAAAGAAGCAAGAGAATTAGAAAGACAACTTAATTCCAAGGGATTACATGCCCACAATGGAGACATTGATAACTATACCAAAGCTTTAGAAGATGCAAAGGCTAGAGTAAATAGAATGGCTAATACAGATAAATCTAAAGAAAAAGCTAAGAAAGACTTCAAAGAACTAGAAGACGCAGCTAATAGATATTTTGAATTAACTTCATCTGAATTACCAAAATTAAAAAAGGAATGGATAGAAGTTGATAAAGCAATAAAAGATAGCAGAAAGAAATTTATTGATATGATGGCTGATACTGAAAGACAAGTAACAGAAGTTATAAAAAATGAAATAGAAAATCGTAAGAAGGCTTGGGAAAAGGAAACTGATAAGAGAAGAGAAGAAGTCCAAAAGCAAAAAGATTTATATGATAACAAAAACAAAAATGAAGATTTTGAAGAAGAATTAGCAGAAAAGCAAAAGAAATTACATGAAATAAATTCTAAAATAGAATCAGTTAGAAGAGATTTAAGTGCTGAAGGTCAATCCAAATTAAAAGATTATCTAAAGGAACAAGAAGATGCTCAAAAGGATCTTAATAAGTTTATTAGAGATAAACAAAGAGAAGATGCAGATAAAGCATTTGACGACCAGATGGATAAAATAGATAAGATAAAGGATGAAAAGGAAAAGGCATTAGATGAAAACTATACTGATGATAAAATTGCAGAATTAGCAAAAGGTATGATTCAAAAAGGTTTTGTAGAAATAGAAGGACATGTTATTAAGCTAAGAGATGCTATTAGTGGTTATTATAAGGATCAAGGTGAATTATTTGCAGATTCTTCATTGAAAATGCAAGAGTTCATTGATAAGTTGGAAGCTACTAAGAACTTATATTCAGAGTTAAATAAAATGAATAAGGACTTAGGAGTTCAAGATATTAATAGAATAAATAACGCTGGAAGAACAGTGATTGAAATGCCTAAAATACCAGTGCCTATATCAATGATGGCAATGCCAGCAAGTAAAAACATTGATATCAAATCAGATTTACATATAGGGACTTTAAATGAAAGCAAGCCAGAAGATGTTAGAAAAATGCTTGATGAGAATAACAGAGAACTCATGAAGAAGATAAGAGAAGAAAATGGAATATATTAATTAAATTTAAGGAGGGTTCAAAGGACTCTCCTTAAAATATAAATTTTAAAGTAAAAGGTGGTGATTGATATTGCAATTTAGAGATGGATACTTTCAATTTGATGGTAAAAGCAGTAAGGATAAAAACTTAAAAATAGTTAGTGTTGATGGTGGAAATAAAGATATTATATTTGGAGTTGAGCAAGAAATAAAAGAATATGATTCTGCAACAGATATTCCGATATATTTAGGCGTTAAAAGGAAAGTTCCTACAATACCAATTACAATAATGAAAATGAATGAATACAACATAGCTAAACCATATAAAAAAGGTGAGTTAGAAGAAATATGTAGGTGGTTATTCCAAAAGGAATATAAGCCCTTTGTGAGTTTTGATAATACAGGAATAGTTTATTATGTTATTTTTACCAAAGGAAGAAATTTTGAAAATGCAGCTAAAGAAGGATATATAAATTTAGAAATGCGATTAAATGCACCACATGCATATAGTAATCAATTAATTGATTATTTTAGAGTAAATGGAGAAAAAAGAGTTGAAATATATAATAGCTCTAATTTAGAGAAGTTTATATATCCAGACATAGAAGTTGAATTACTGAATGGAACTACAAGATTAGAGATTATAAATGAGTCTATTAATCAGAGAGTTATATTTGATGGCTTAGAATTTAACGAACATATATATGTCTACAATGATGGTCTTAAAGATGTGGTTAGCATGAATGATAAAAATAGAAATATATTCAATAAGTTTAATAAAGAATGGCTAAAGCTAAATTATGGTAGAAATAGACTTAAAATAATTGGTGAATGCAATATTAAATTTATAAACCAACATCCAATAGCACTAATGTAAGTAAGGAGGTGATATTATTTTCAGAAAAGTAAAGATAAATTCAAGGGATGAAGTTTTTAAAGCTATTTTATATAAAAACTGTAGAGAAGAAATATGCGAAATACCTAATGAGTTTATAGAGAGCATAGATTATAAATTAGAAGACTTTAGTGTTATGACATTAACTATACCTAGTAAGGTTACTCATAAAGAAAAAACAATTAAAAATTTAATATACGATAAAGTTAAACCAAAGAGATTTATAGTAGTTAATGAAAGTGAAAGATATATAATTAGTGATATAAAAATCGAAGGTAATAAAGATATATCCAAAAAGAAAGTTACTGCTAAATCTTTTGAATTTGATTTATTTAAGAAAGATATATCAGTTCCAGATGGTACTTTTCAATTATATAAAGCCAAAGATGAAAAAATTGATGTAGAAGAAGGGATACTGAATTGGATTGAAACTCAGACTACATGGAAAATAGGATATGTTGATTCTATGGCTAAAGCTGACACTGGTTTTTATGATGAAACAAAAGATATAAAATTGTATGAGCCATTAGTAGTTAAAAATGTACAGAGGGATACTGTGCTTTATGACATACCAGTTAATATAGACATTGGAAATAAGGCATTAAAATTCAGTATAAAATATTCAAATATAAAGTCTACGGATAATAGAAGTAGTGATGTTCTTAAAGAAGAAAACTATGAGCATGACTTTGATAAATTTGGACAACCTATAGTTAATATAAAAGCCAGTTATGGTATAAGTGATGACTATAAATGTGTTATTAAATATGAATTCAAACTTAAAGATGGATTTGTAAAAAAAATAAAAAAAGACTTTACATATTTAGAAAACTTAGATGTTGATATAAAAAGCATATATTTGACTTATAATACTGGAAATAAAGTAGTAAGAACAAAGACTAAATATAGAACTATGGATAAAGGTACTCATCAATGGTTGCCATTTTTAAGGGATATAACCGCTACTGCATATGATTGTTTATTTGAGTTCGATACTTATAATAAAATAATAAATGTAATAAGTAGAGATAATTTGGGTAGAGATTCAGGATTCTATTTGTATTACGATCAATATATGACTGGAGTAGAAAAGGATTTAAGGGTAGATGAAGTAATCACTAGACTTGTAGTAGAAGGTAAAGATGGTATTAGTATCAATGAGGTAAATCCACTTGGCACAAGCTATATAGAGGATTTTAGTTATATTATAAGACAAGGGAACATAAGTAATGAATTGCAAATAGCTCTAATGAGATATGAAAAATTAACTCAAGAAGTATTCAATGAGTGGCATAAACTTAAGGAAGAGAAAGATAGTAAGTATCAAGATAGCCTATATTTAGAAGCGCAGCTTTCAGATTTAAATGAAAAAAAGAAGGTTCAAGATTCTTTAAAAGTAGCATATATAAAAGCTGGTGAAGAAAAAAGTGAGTTAGCTGCTGATGATTATAAGAAAATAGAAGAAGAAATAAATAAATTAATGAATTCTATATCTAAAACAATGAAGGATTTAACATCATTAAAAGATAGTATAAGAATAATAGATGATAAAATGCAAGAATGCAATAAAAAAATAATTAAAAAAGATGCTAAAGATTCTGATGGAATTATATTCACAGATGAGGATCTTAATGAGTTAGACGAATTCATATATTCCGAAAGACAACAAGATGATTATTATACAGATTCAGATGAGTTGTATCGTAATTCTAAATTGGTTCTTGAGGAAAGAAATAAGATACCTATATCTTTTAAAAGTAATGTAGCAGGATTAACTAAACACCCTAGAGGTTGGAAAAATGTAGTTTCACTTGGTAATAAGGCTCATATAGTCTATGAAGATGGTAATGAGGATATTGAAGATGGAACAGTAATTGTAACTGGATTTAAATATATCCCGCCTAAGAATAATGTGAGTGGAAAAATAGACAGTGTTGATTTAGAAAATAAATTAAAGAAATATCATGACTTGAAAACTATAAGAAATGTAGCTAGAAAAGCTGATTATAGTAAAAATGCAATATCAACTTGGAAAAATACATGGATAGATAGTACATCTACAAACATGGTTATTAGAGATATAAAAACTAAAGGTATTGATACATCTAATGTTGCAATTACAAGTAGATCAAATACAAATCAAACAGATATTACAGACTCAGGGGTATGGTGTACAGATAAAAGCAATGGCACTACTAATAATCAAATGTATATTGGTAGTGGGTTTATGGCAGTTACACAAGATAATTGGACTAATTGTAAAGTAATAGCTGATGATAAAGGGGTTGTTGCTAAAAGTATTTTTGGAACTGGTGTAGTGGGAGAAAGGATGAATTTAGCAAACCCAAATAATACATTTAGAATAGATAAAAATGGGCTTAGTGTCTATAACGAAGATAAAACATTAAAAGCTAGATTAGGATTCTATGAAAGTAATGGGAAAACAATGTGTAGCTTTTTGATGTATGACAGCAAAGGTAGAATTATGATTAGCGGTGATGGTATGGCGCAAATTGATACTATTTCTAAAACAGATAATATTGGTAAATATCATCCATTAAAAATGTATTGCCCTATATCGAATGGAGTAAAAGAAATTAGAAGTGCTAATTTGTTTGTTCATTTAGATAAATATAGATCTTCTTTTAAAGGCGTAGAAGATGGAGGAAAGAAAGAGGTAGTAACGTCAATAGACTCTAATGGGACTGACTATTTTATTTTAAACAGCTATAGCGATAATTTTGAGACACTAGGTAATATTGCTACTTTTAAACAAAGTGCTAGAAAAAATATTACTAATGATATTTATCAAGACGATACACATAATCATATTGTTAATATGCAGAATCACGGACATGAACCAATATATTCTATAGTTGAATACGGCATGCCTAGAAATGTACAAGTGGTGGTTAATGGAAAATTAGTAACAAGCGGTATAAATGAAGATATTAATTTAAATATTGGTAGACATCTAAAGTTAAACGGTGTAAATATAATAGAAATAAAATCCGATACAAATGGTAGAATAGATGCTCTACTTTCATTAAATGAATTTGTATCAATATAAAAGAAAGGAGAGTGTTAAATGAAGAATATTGAGAAGATTATAACTAAATATCATATTGATAAAGATGGAAATCCGCAGTCAATACATATAATAAAACCATGTCAAGTTTCACCAGTACATAATCAAGTATTATTAGAAGAGATACCTGATGAATTTAAAGGCGTTAGTATTATACAGCCAGAAGGAATGTATCAAGTATTCAATTTTGATGAAATTGAACCTAACTCATATTATATCAATAATAATTCTACTATATATTTTGATAAAAGTATGGCTGGTAAAGACGTAATAATTGATTTTCATGGTATTGGGGTAGAACTTATTGGTGCAGATAGGATATATACAGTTTTAGATGCTAATGGAAATGTTATAGAAACATTAGGGGATGTTTTAAAAGAAGGAAAAATAGTTCTAGATGCTATAAAGACTATGGGGGATGTTATAGTTGTAACAAAAGAATTAAAAGATACAGTAAATGAAGCAAAAATACTAGAGCCTAAACTTGCAGAAGATATAAGAGTTGGAACTCCATTAGACTTAGCATTAAAAAGTGACATAAATATAGGGCAACCACTACTAGATAAATTAACGCCTGTTGTAAATACAGGAGTGGAGCTAAATAAAGAATTACCTAAAAATGTGGATATAGCAAATAAAGCCAACGAAACTTTAAAAACAACAACTGTTAGTGCAAAAGGTGCTACTAAAGAATTAAATATTGCTATAGATGAAGCTAGTGAATTAAAGGATATAAAATTAGATGTTGAGAAAAAATTAGATGAGATTAAACAAGGTCTCGATACAACTAAAATATCAATAAGTGAGACTGAAAAAAGTATTGGAGTTAAAGTTAAAGAAGTTACTGATCCAATAATTGATGATATAAAAGTAAATCAAGGAAATATAAAGACTCAGGCTGATGCAACTAAAAGGCTTAATGAGTTGCTTGAATCAAATGTAAAAAAAATAAATGAAGCAGAAAACAAGATTACTCCAACAGCTATAATTAACAGTGTGAATGAAAGTTTAAGTAATGGTGAAGTGTTAGGGGGAACATCGACAGTTTTAGATAAGAATAAATTTGTTGTTAAGGATGTAGATAATTCTAGAGTAGAACTAGAAAAAGGAAATATAACTGCTTACAATACAACAAATAAAAAAACTTATTATATGAGCGATAGTGAAATAGGTATATGCTCCAAGGATAATAGTGATCCGCTTGGGATAATTACTTCGGTGTATAAAAAGACTTTAAATGATGGTGTATCATTAACTACTCCAGGAGGAAATATAAAAGGAGTTGGTATATTTGCAGGTGACTATGCAGGATATCTTACCTTGGGACATGATGATATATGGGGTGATGATAGCAAATATGATGAGTATATTACCTTTAATAAAAAAGGTTGGGGACATGTGTATACAACACTAGATTTTCATGATAATCAAGTTAGAGGATTAACTTCAATAAATCGTTGGGGTAAAGAGGATACTTTGATGAATAGTATATGCGTAAGTGGAAATCAGGTAAATACAAATTCAGCAGATGGTAACTTATGGCTTAACTATGGTAAGGGTATAGATACATATAATGCACATCAGGATGATATTAATGTGAGAATAGGTAGAGGATGGAATAATGGACAACATGGACAATTGGTTTGTCAAGATTTATGGGTTCATGGTAGCAAGCATAATATAGTTAACACAAAAGAACTGGGTTTTATAGGACTTCATGCGTATGAAATGGCAGAACCACAATTTGGCGACAATGGTGGAGGCACTATAAATGAAAAAGGTTATTGTTATATTTATTTAGATCCTATATTTGTTAAGACAGTAAACACAGATATAGAATATAGGGTACACATTGATATAATTTCAGATGACTTAAAAGCCAAAGTTCAATGTTGTGAAAAGCAAGCTAATTATTTTAAAGTAATTGGAACACCTGGAACTAAATTTGATTGGGAAGTTAAGTGCAAGAGAAGAAATTATGAGACAAATAGACTAGATAGAACAAGAGAAAAAGTATTCATGGATAATGGATTGAACAATGGAAACTTAGATACAATTAAAGATATATCAAAGGAAAATTTAGATAAGAATCAACAAACATTATTAGAATTAGTATCATTAAGTCATGTAAACAAGAATCAAAATATAGATAATTTAAAAGACATGATTAAAAATACAAATAAAAATAATTTATTATTAGATGAAAGGAATGATTTATAGATGAAGACATTAACAGGATTAGCAATAAGTGAGGTCGTAGAAGGAAAGATGATAACGTTTACTTATTCTGAAATAAATTCAGAAGGTGTAATTGTTAGAAATAATGAGAGAGAAAGTAGAATAGTTATGGATGAAGATCTTAAAAAGAAGATTCAAGAAGTCCAAGATTATGTAAAAACTAATTTATTAGGAGCGTAAGATGAGAAAAAATATACTTTCAGATGAATTAAAGAGTCAAATCTTAATAGATTTAAAAAATGGAAGTAATTTTATAGGGGGTTATCATTTAATAAGAGAGCTATTTATAGCTTGGAACATGGATATATACAATATTCCAATATTAAATGATAGGCTTTTAGAATTATATACGGAAAATGGTAAGATAAAATTTAAAAATAATTATATTTAAGGAGGAATTGTAATGGAAAACGAAACAACAAGTAAGATAGTTTCAAATATAAGAGAAGATATAAACATAAGTGGGAGTGTAAACACTGATAATGGTATACAAATAATGTATATGTCATGTAGTTTAAATCGTGATACATTTGGAGCAAATATAAACGTTGTAGTAAATGATAAAGAATTGTATAAAGCAAATGCAGTAGAAGTACAAGCTAAGTACAAAGAATTCAAAGATTTAGCTGAAAAGAGAGCAAATGAATTAGGAAATATAATATTTTAATTAAAATATAGATCGTTAGGTCTGGCTAAGACCTTTAATTAAAATATTTAAAAGAAGGGAGTTAGACCAAGTGAAAATAATACAAATATTTGATATTAATAAAAAGAAAATTTGTGATTTAAAAGAATATAAAAATATAAAGATAGAATCTTTCTTAGAGAGCGGTGATGAATCGCTCTCTTTTTATATGAGAAGAAATAGTGAATTTTATAATAATATATTGGAAGAATGCTATGTACAAACTGGTGAACAAGAGTATGTCATAAAAAATAAGAAGATAATAAATGAGGAATATGCTTTATTAGAGTGCCAACTTAATTTAGAAGATTTAGAAGCAATTATATTAAGTAAATTTGATAATAATAGAATAAATATAGATGAAACTATGAATAAAGTATTATTAAATACAGGATGGAGCTTTAATGTAACAAATTCAAAAAAAATAAGAAGAATCTTAAGGATAGATAGTAACGTCTTGGATGTGATTAAGAATATATTTGAAGTTTATAATTACAAACCGATTTTTAATACATTATCAAAAACTATTTCTATAAGGATTAGCGAGGAAAAAGGAGTATATAATTTCGATGAAATAAATATAAAAAGAATCGGAGATAATTCGTATGATTATGCAACTAGAATGATTCCTAAAGGGATTAATAACCTCGATATAAGTAAAATAAATAATGGAAAGAATTTCGTAGAAAATCATGTCCACTCAAATAAGATAAAAAGTATATACTGGAAAAACACTAATTATTCTAATCCAGAAGATCTTAAGGAAGATGCTGAAATTCGGTTGTCTCAATTGGCAAAACCACGAGAGACTTTTATTGTAAAGGTAAGCGATTTATCTCAGATTAGTAAAATTAATATCTTAGATTATAGAGTTGGAGATAAATTAACACATAAGAATTTAATTAAAACAGAGATTTTAACAATAATTAGACTAATTAATTATCCTGATAACATTTATAATAATTTAGCTATTATATCAAATTGTACTTTAAATTTTCCAAAGCCAGAAGAAAAACTTAAAGAAATAGCTAATTTAGTAAGCAATGCAATACTAGATGATGGAACTATAAATGGAAAAGTAATAGACAATATAGATGTTAATCAGATTCAAGATTTTAAAAATAAAGTTAGTGATGCAGCTCAAGTAAATAAAATATTATCTCAAATAGATGAGATGAATTTAAATAAAGTAAATGTAGCAGAACTAAATGCAACAAAAGCTAAAATAAATGATCTTGAAGTAACTGGAACTGCTACAATCAGAAGGCTTAATGTAACAGATGCTAATATAGAAAATTTAAAGACTCATGATTTAACTACTATAAATGCTAATATAAAGAATTTGAAGGTAGAAAAAGCTGAAGTTAATGATTTAAAAGTAATTAATGAGGATGTAACAAAGTTAAAAGCTGAAGATGCAAATATAAAGAATGCAGCTATAGAAAATTTAAAAGCAACAAATGCTGAAATAACGACACTAAAAGCCGAAAAAGCGGATATAACTGGACTCAATGCTGCTGTAGGAAAGATTGGAGTATTAGAAAGTAAAACAGCAAGTTTTGAAAATGCCCTAGCTGGGAATTTAACAGCAGATAATTTTCATGCAAATTCTATCACTGCTGGAAGTGGAATAATTGCAGAAGGTGCTATAGGAGATGCACAAATTAATTCTTTAAGTGGTAACAAGTTGAACTTTGGAACGGTTGATACATCTAAAGTGACTATAGCTGGGTCAACTGGCAGATTTAGAATTGTAGGAAATAAACTTCAAGTCCTAGATAATAAAGATGGAAAACTATATGAAAGAATTATGTTAGGGATAGATGACAATAATAAGTCTACTTTAGCTTTAAGGGGTAAAGATGGACAAACTACTTTAATTGATGAAAATGGTTTGACTGATGCTGGATTCACTAACGGATATGGAAAAATTGATGAGAATTCTTTAGATGCATCTAAGTTTGATAAGAATAGCATAGTAAGACAAGTAAATGGATCTACTGAAACTATTAAAGGTACTAAGGTTCAAATAGGTGATAGAACTTTAGATGTTGAATTATCAACTCAAAATAACACTATTACAGAGCATGGTAAGGAATTATCAACTCAAAAAACTACAATACAAGCTTTAGACAATGCTATTAAGTTAAAAGTAGATAATCAAACATTTACACAGTTTACAAATACTATTAGCACTGATATTAATACTACTAAACAAGATGCTATAAAACAAGCCAATAAAAATACTATTGATTCTATAAATAATATTAAAATAGGTGGAAGAAACTTTTTTAAGAAAACTACACCTATGAATCAATTGGCGGGTAAAGTAACTTTAACTAGAAATAATAATGAGAATGGATTTATATTTGAAGGTAATCAAACAGGTGAAAATATAGCTAGAATTTCAGGAGTAATTACAGAGAATGGTTATTGGACATTTAGTGCTTTAGTTTCTACAAATGCAACAGGAAGTCCCACTATGAATATTGATATATGTGATAAAGATATTGAAAATATTAGTATACCTGCTGGCGGTGGAGGAGCTGATTTTGGTTCATATAAAAAGATAGTAAAAACTGCTTATATAAATAATTATTCTTCCAATACTTATAATTTTGTAGATATTCAATACAATGCTTGGGCAACCTTGAAGTTTAAAAATGTTAAAATAGAAAAAGGAAATAAACCTACAGATTGGACACCTGCGCCCGAAGATATTCAAGATAATATAGACAATGCAATTAATAGCGCTAATGCTTATACAACAGCTCAAATAACAACTGTAAATACTAATCTTAGCAAAGCTACAAGTGAGGTTAATATATTAAAAGAACAAATATCTACTAAAGTAAGTCAATCTGATGTTGATAGAAGTATTTCGAATATAGAGTTTGGTGGAAGAAATTTAATTTTAAAATCAGATTTACTTAAATTTAATCCTAATAATACTGGGTTAGGAACTTCTACTTTACAGAGTGATAATACAGGAAAGTTTTATAGAGCTATTCCAGATGTGGGGAAAACAGTTTCTTTATATTATTTTTGTACAGGCGATAATATAAGTGAACAGCTAGTAACTGACTCAAAAACATTATATTCTATGTCATTAGATGTTAGAGTATCTAAAGATTCAGTTGTATCTAGATTTAATTTTGAAAATGAAAAATGGAAACAAGTTTCTTTATCAAAAGACCAATGGACTAGAATCAAGCTAGAAGGGTTTACGCTACCTAGTACAACCAATAAGGCTTTAATAATTGCTCTAGATAGCAGCCCTAATGTTTATTTAGACTATAGGAATTTAAAGATAGAAAAAGGTACAAAATGTTCCGATTGGACACCAGCACCTGATGACTTAAAGGCTATAATTGATTTAGCTAAGAAAACAGATGAGAAAATTAACCAAGTTTCTACTGAATTAAAACAAACAAAAGAGAGTTTTGGAGTTAGTGTAAATAGTTTAAATAGCAAGACTTCGACTATAGAAACAAATATAAGCAATACTAGTACACTTTTAAACGGGAAAATTGATAAGGCTAAGATAGATGCGATAAATAATGCAGTTAATCAGGCGAAATCAATAGCTGATTCAAAAAAGAATGAGGCAATAAATACTGCAAATCAAAATACAAATAATAAAATTAATGAAATAACTATAGGATCAAGAAATTATTTTATTAATGGAGATTTCTCAGAGCCTATTATATCAGGAGCTGGGACAATAGTAGACGTAACTGGTGAGGGATCTAAAAAAGTTCCGTTTAAAAAATGTTTGTATTTATCTAATAAGCAAGGAATTTCTGGTTACGACTTAATTCCTGGACTTAATATAAATCCTAACGCATTTAACGGTAAAAAAATTGCAATATCATTTTGGGCGAAATATAGAAATGTAACACTAGGCGTGAATGACTGGAATAGATTAAGATTTGGAGAATTAGATGTATTTGGAACTGATTCATATGCTTGGTATCCAGGTATATTAAGTGTGGTCGGTACTAATGAAACATGGACTAAATATAGAGGTTTTATAGATTTATCAAATTGTGATGGTAAAACTATAACTGGGCTTAATGCTAAGTTTTTACTTGAAGGAACTTCTGCTGGAGAAGCATGGGTGACAGGGATTCAATATGAGATAGGAAGCAAGATAACTGATTGGAAACCTGCTGTAGAAGACACAAGAAGTAATATTGAAAGTGCAAAAGGTGAAGCCATTAATAGTTCTAATTCTTATACTAATTCAGCTAAACAACAAGCTATTGATTCTGCAAATAGTCATGCTAATTCAATTGCTGAACAAAAAAAGAATGAGGCTATTTGGGGATCAAGAAATATTCCAGATACAAGAAATGATAATCAAAGTCCAGGTTGGTATTTTAAGACTTATCCTAATCAATCTATTACTGAGTTTAAATATTCAAATTCTATAGGTATAACAGCAAGTGGTAATCCATATGGTACTCTAGAGACTAAAGTCCCTTGGGGAGATGCAAGTGGTGGTTATCCAGTACAAACTTTTAGAAGTAATAGTACAGCAACGTATCAAAGACATGGTACAAGTAATACTACTTGGAGTGGATGGATTCAAATAGAAGATACACAAGGTTCACAATCTAAAGCTAATACAGCTAAGAATGAAGCTAATGGGTACACAAATACACAAATAAATACTGTTAATAGTAAAGTAAGTAATGTTCAGAGCAATTTAAATGTGTTGAAAAATGAAATAAATACAAAGGTTTCTAAAAGTGATATAGATAAAACAGTTACTAATATTAATAATCAAATTAAATTATCAAATGAAAAAATAAATACCGCTGAAAGTAGTTTTACGCAAAAAACTAACAGTATAAATTCTAAAGTATCACAAATAGAATCAACTACTAATACTTTAAATGGGAAAATTACATCAAACACCAATAGAATTAGTAATGCTGAAAGTAAAATAACTCCTAATGCAATAGTTAATAGTGTAAATAGCAACATTGCAAGTGGAGGAGCTATTAAGGGTACTTCTACTATATTAGATAAAGATAAGTTAACTATAAAGGATTCAGATAATTCTAGAATAGAACTTCAAAAAGGTGGAATATTTGCTTATAACACAACAAATAAAAAGACATATTATCTTAATGATGGAGAAATAGGAATATGTGCAAAAGATAATTCTGATGCATTGGGGATACTTACTTCAGTATATAGACAAGATGGAGATTTTGTAAATAAAACATACCCTTACGGTAATATGAAGGGAGTAGGACTATTTGCTGGAGACTATGCTCAATATATAGCTTTAGGACATGACCTAATTTGGGGAGATGACTCAAAATATCAAAGTTATATAATTTGTAATAAAAATGGATGGATTCATTTGGGAACTGGACTTAATTTTAATAGTAAAGAATCAATATACAATTTAGTAGGATTAAATAAAAAACAATCAAGTGAGCTATTTATAAGTGAATTGTCTATATCGAATAACCAAGTAAATACCAATAGCAGTGATGGTAACTTATGGCTTAACTATGGTAAAGGTTATGATTGCTGGAAATCAGGACAGGATAATATCAATGTGAGAATAGGTCGTGGATGGAATAATGGTCAACACGGAGGGTTAGTATGTCAAGATTTATGGGTTCATGGCAATAAACATAGGATTGTTGATTGTGGAGATTTAGGATTCATAGGAATGGAAGCTTATGAAACTAGTAGCCCTTATTTCGGAGATATAGGCAATGCAAAGCTTGATGAAAATGGAGTTTGTTATATTGTATTTGATAGAGAGTTTATGGAAGTAACTGATACAAATGTAAATTATAAAGTAGATATAAGTATAGTATCTGAGAATTTAGACGTGAAAGTTCAAGTCGCTAAAAAATTTATAGATAAAGTTAAAATTATAGGAACTCCAGGAACTGAATTTGACTTTGAAATAAAAGCAATACAAAAAGGTGTGGAGCAAAAAAGATTTAAAAGAATAGATGAGAAAAGAAATGAAAAGGTTAATTACAGTATAAATGATGAAGTATTAGGGAAGCAGCCTAGTAAGAATATTGCTAAAGGCGAAGGCGTTATGGATGATATGGAATTATTAAGAAGCACTAGATATAAAGAGATAATGAATAATAAAACAACAAATAAGGCATATGAAATTTTAAATTATATGGAGGGAGTGATGAATAATGGCTAATTTTAAGAACATAACATCAGTTGGATTAACAGAGGATAATGGAGTAAAGATTATAGCTTATAGCTATGATGAAATTGATGAGACAACAGGAGAAAGAAAAAAGCTAAATTGCAAAGGATCAAGGGTAGTAGTAAGGTCAAAAACAGAGGTTCTGACTGCTATAAAAACATTAAATGATTTTGCACAAGAGTTAGCAGATTCAGAAAGTTAATATTAAAAATAACAATAAATATATTCAATATTAAGGGCTTATTTAATAGTCTTTTTTTATTGCACAAAAATAATAAGAAAGAAGGAATGTTAGATGAAAGATGTATTTATTAATCAAATTTTATCAAGTGTACTAAGTGCTTTAGCGTTAGGATTCACAAGTGCATTAGTAGTACTAATTAAGAAAGGGGGCGATGCTTTTATTAATTTCTTAGATAGTAAGAAAGACTTAGTTAATCAAGAATTAAAAAATAAAAAGTATGAGCATTTACTTATTGTTGCAAGATCTGTTTGGAATATAGTTGAAGAAAACTTTAGGATAACAGAGAATGTAACTGATATTGTTAAAAGTAAGCAAGATGAATTTGATAAGTTATTACTAGAAAAAGTACCATACTTAACAAAAAATCAAATTGCAGATGTAAGACAAGCAATAGCAGGTGAAGTAAATAAAGGAAAGACTATGCTGAATGAAGATGACTTAAAAAAACAAGCTACTGAATTAGCTGGTAGAAATAATGATTTAGAAAGCGAAAATGATGAATTAAAAAATAAATTATCAGCAATAGCTAATTATGTGCCAACAAATAAACAATAAATGAAAATAGTGAAATCTAAATTATTAATTAAATACGTTTGAGAAAATAATTATTAGAATTATGAGGAGGTTTAAAGATGGAGAAAGAAACTCTAGTAAAATCAATATTAGTTAAATATATATGTGACTATTGCAATGAAGGAAATGTAATTCCTACAGGTGAAAATTATTGGGAGTATAATCCTCCCAAATTTGAACATAAATGCACTAAATGTGGTAAGAGAATATTACTGAATGATAAATATCCACTTATAAGATATAGAAGTTTAGAATAAATAGAACTTTTGACAAAATTTTCAACAGTCCTTAAAATATAAAGTATAAAATTTATATTTTAAAGGAGGAAATACTTTGAAGTGGATTATAGAAAATAAGGAGTGGCTTTTTAGTGGAATTGGAGTAACTATTTTGGTGGCTATAATAGGCATATTTATTAAAAAAAGAGTTGATGGTAAAATTGTACAGACAATTAATTCAGGTAATAATTCTACAAATATTCAAGGTGGGGAAAACGTAAACATAAAAATTGGAGGTCAAGATGATGATTAAAGGCCAAAAAATAAATAGTGGTGATAACTCTACAAATATTCAAAGCAACGAAGTTACCATTATCAATAATTCTGGTATATCATATTCTGATGTTAAGGATATTGCTATGAACGTATTTAAAAGTAATTTTTATGATTTAGGAGAAAAAGTTGAAAAAATAATTCAAGAACGTGCTGAAGAAATATTAGATGAATATTTAGAAAATTTAAATTCAAAAAATCCTGAATATATAAAAAATACAGAAGACCCTGATATTAGATATGTTATTTATGAAGCGCAGAAGAGTTATGCTAGACGAGGTAATCAAGTCTCTAAAGAGCTTTTAGTTGAAACTTTGGTTAACAGAACTGTTAATAAAGGAAACTCCATTCAAGAATTAGTTTTAAATGAATCGTTAAATATAATACCTAAAATTACATCTAAACAGATAGATATATTAACATTAATATTTATAAATAGGTATGTTAACTATTTAATAGAATATCCAATAGATGTCTTTAGTAATTTAAACTCTATAATTAGATCAGATATGATAATTAATAATAATATGGGTTTATTTGGGCATCTTGAATACACTTCATGCCTTAACGTTAGTATAGGAAGTTGTGATTATAATAGAATTATTGAATTGAAATTTCCACAAATAAAAAATACTGAAGAAGCTAAAAAAATAATTAATGGAAACAGAGAATTATCACTAATGGAAAATATGTGGGATAACTCAAAATTATGTAATAGTCTACTTACAAGTGTTGGTATTGCGATAGCTATAGCAAATATAAAAATAAAAACTGGAATGAATTTTGATTTAGGAATTTGGATAAAAGAATAATTTTAATATATTAGAGCTTAGTATACTAGGCTCTTTTTTATTATAAAAATTTAATATAAAAATATTTAATAAGAAAGAAGGAATAAACTATGAAAATTAATACAGTATATTTAAAAGGACAAGACCAAGTAACAGGGTGGAATAAACCTAATAAGATAATAATCCATCACCCAGAGTATTATGGATCAGTACAAGCATTAAATGATGTAATGAGAAATATGAGATTTACTATGATTGGTTATAACTATTATGTTAGAAAAGATGGTTCTGTGTGGAAAGGTAGGCCAGATAATGTTACAAGTGGTAATTGCTATGGACAAAATACTCAAAGCCTAGGAGTATGTTTTGAAGGTAATTATGATAAAGATTCATCTATGCCAGATGCTCAATTCAATTCAGGAGTAGAACTTATTAGATATCTAAAATCTAAGTATGGAATTAACGAAGTAAATGGACATAAGCATTATTATAATACAGCTTGTCCAGGAAGAAATTTCCCTTTAGGTAGAATGTTAAATGCTATAAAGGGTTCAGGTTCTTCACATATTGAGGAATCTACAGGAGGTACAGCACTATGGCAAGTATCTATAAGTGGAGATGAAGTTAAGGCATTGCAGAGAGAGTTAAATAACCAATGTGGAGCTGGATTAAAGGTAGATGGTTATTTGGGTGAAAGTACATTAAATGCTTGTATTACTGTAAGAGAAGGAGCTAGAGGAAACATAACTAGACTTATACAACAAAGGTTATTAAATAGAGGATATACAAGTTTAAGGAGTCACGGAGGTGCTGATGGTTGTTTTGGAGCAGGAACAACTACAGCTATAAAGAATTTACAAAGAAATAAGGGATTAGGCGTAGATGGAATAGTTGGAAGAAATACATGGAAAGCTTTATATAGTAAATAAATGTACAAAGAAAAAATGATAGGAAATATTAGGATTAAATAACAAATAGATAGAGGCATAGATATTATTAATTTAGTATCTACGTCTTTTTTGTTTTATGTCTTAATTTTATTTGAAATAATATATTATATATGTTATCTATAAGACATAAAATTATTCTAGAAAGGTAATATATACTTGAGAATCTAGATTACTTTTTATGTTATGTATTATGAGAATTTGATATCTGGAGGTAATATGTGGTAAGGTATTTATAGATAAAAATTAATGAAGTTGAGGAAAATACATGGAATATAAAGAATATGATAATGGAAAAGATTTGTACCACTTTACTAATATAAACAGTTTAATGAGAATAGTTTTAACTAATCAATTTTTATTTAATTCAATAAAAAATATGAATGATATTAATGAAAGTATATCATTCTTTGAAAATGAATATAATAAAAAAAAATTTGATATTTATATAGAGGAATATGTAAAAGACGATTTAAAGCACATGTTTGATTTTGAACTAGAACAAAAAATATATCTAGATAATAAGGATAGTAATTTAGCGAAAAAAGAAATAATTAATGATTGGTTAAAAAAAAGAAATTTTAGTGCAGCTAGTAGAATAGAAGAAATGATAGATGCTTTTATGGGGAATATTAAATTGTGTTGTTTTAATGAAATAGGAAATGAAACAATTATTGAAAAGCATTTATTATGGGGGCATTATGCTAAAAGTAATACTGGAATGGCAATTAAGTTTAATAAGGATAAATTAATTAGTATTTTTAAATCTAAAATTAATAAACAGCAATTAATATGTTATGGAGAAATTAATTATGAAAATAAAGATTCTATAAGAAAAAT